GACAGCCAGATCAGGAAGCCTGTCGTCCTCCACGTAATAGATGCGCGGCAGCTTAGGCATAGTCGATGCTCCGTGGTCGAATCCTGACAGCCAAGGACACTCGTGTGTCGCCGTCGGTGAATCGAAGCGTGGAGGCTGCTTCTGGCAAAACGTCGATGCGAGGCTGCGGCACGAGGAAGACCAGTCTCCGTGCTCCCATGCTGGGAGACCCTGATTCCAGTGTCAGTGTCACTTTCATACCGGCAGTTCCAGCACGTCAATCAGAAACCGCCCTAGGGTCTGAACTAGACCTGAGGGATTCTGTAACCGAAGGGATGCCTCTTGGCCGACGCCCGCCACGAGGTCCCCGGTCGCCCAAGCGAACTCGAACAGGCCGTTTACGGCATCTGTCAGCGTGGCGTTCTTCACAAGCACCGTCGTCGGGCGCAGCAGGTGAAGCATGACTGTGTGTCCTGTCAGATCCACGTCTTCGATGGCTCCTTGAATCTTAGGCAGCCTGTCACCCTGCATGTAGAGCACACCGAGGCGCTCGAGCTTTTCGAGATGCATGCTACTGCCCCCAGAAGAAGTGACCCATCAGCACACCGAACGCGAACGGTACCACGGGATGCTTGCGCGCCCAGCCGAAGACGATGCCGGAGATGGTGTCCTTGTCGTTCGGCGTCTTGTTGAAGTAGGCGACATAGATATCCCAGGAGACAAGAACCCCTGCAGCGGCCAGCATGAGAAAAACTGTTGTCGTGCGGTCCAAAAAGTCACTCCCTTGAGAAACGTTCGACGGCCTTCTCGAGCATGCCGATCTGCCGAAAGTAGATTTCGCGCTCGCGGTCAAGCTCCCTGCGGAAGTCCTCGCGCTGGTCGGTAATGATGCTCTTGAAGTCGGCGCGTTCTCGGTCGAGCGCCTCCTCGAAGTTCTTGGCCAGACGAGGAATGGTGTGGTTCGTGGTGCGCCACACGAGCCACATGACGAAGCCCATGGGACCGAGGGCCGAGACGAGTTGCACCATCAAGTCATAAGATAAGTTGCCGGTAGGCGAGCCGCCGACCTGGGCTACCGCCACCGAGGTCGCCACGAAGACGGCTGCAGTCACCATGCCCATCGAAGACCTCCGATTGCGGACAGATCGTTTGCCCACCTTCCGCCTACGCGGTGAGCGCTGGCTTGCGCCTGCGCGAAGGCAGAGAAGCCGCTACTCAAACGGCGGGAGTAGTCGAGGGCGAGAGTAGCTTCTGAGAGAGACGCGGACAAGCCCAAGCTGAGATGGCTCGTGGTGTTCTCGGCCTGGTCGAGCCCGCGAGTAACGGCCAACGTCAACGCACGGGCGTCTGAGGGTTTTCGGCTTTCACGTCATGCACAGCAGCTTCGATCTTGGAACCGACCCACGAGGTCACAGCAGCTTCGCTCGTGAGCCCCAAGACGCCCAAGACCTTCGTTAAGCCGGCAAGGCCACCGTACTCGGCCAGAAGCACGGCCATGGCCGCAGATTTCAACCGTGTGGCTTCGTCCTTAGTGATGGCCGTGCCGCCTGGACTGCCCGGCAGCTTGGAGGCCTCGATCTCTTTCTTGAGCGTCTGATTCACGAGCTTGACGGCGGTGAACACGGAGTCCGACAAGCGCCCCAACGTTCCGCCGACCAGCTCATTCTGAGTCTTGGTCTTGATCCATGCCGCGATGCGCACCGAGAGCCAGCTCAGAAGCGCTGTTAGTACGGTGCCGAGGGCGCCGTAGAGCGAGAGCAGCATATCAGTTCCGGGATTGATCGGATCCATCTGATTCTCCTTTCAGCCGGCCCGTGCCGGAGTTCAGGTCCAGGTCATAGCTCGGAAGGTCGACGCCGAGCCGCCCCTCAACCCTGGCCCTCCAGCCCTTGTCCTGGTCGCGGAGCTGGCGCTTGCCCTCCTCGAAATCGCGCCCGAGCAGCGCCATCTTGAGCCGAAGGTTTTCGGCTTCCAGCAGCTCCTCGCGCACGAGCTGGATGACGGTAGGCAAGGGGCGTGGCATGTCGATCACGTCGGCGCTCTTGCCTGCCGTTTCCGTGATCTTCTCGATGGCCTCGACGGCCACTTGCTTGTGCGTTTTCATCAAAGACCTCAAACGAAAGTGCCAACGAAGTGTGCGCAGTCGAGGAGCCATTGATACAGCTCTTCGGCAGCCGCATCGTAAATTTTGCGGGTCGGCACCGCGCCGACTGCGACATCGATCATGTCACTGTAGTACATGAGCGGTGGGTCGGAGTTTGTATCATCCGTGATGCGAAAGCCTTTGACCGTCACCCCCTGAACCTGCAGACCCGGCACGAAGGCGCTTCCGGAAATGTAGCCCGCATGCGTGACCACGGAAATCATCTTAGCCCTTGGCGAAAGCGTGAACTCGGTGATCATGATGTGAGTATAGGGGTTCGAGTCCAGAGCCCCCATGTCGATCGGTGTCGTGAGCTGAATAGGCATGGTCTTATCCTCCGAAACGAATGAGCATCTGGCCAACAGTGCCGATGCCCGCTGTAGTGAGAGCCAGTCCAATGCAAGCCGGCCCGAAAGCTCCCAACTGTTGGACAGCTCCCGCTACGTTGCTGCACTGCAGATAATCCCCTCGTGTGAAACCTACTCCGGCAACTACCTCCACAACTCCGGAAACGGCAATGTGGCCAAAGTCCCCGGCGAGAACCCCCAAGTCCGTCCACACACCTACAGATCCCAGTTGACCTAGCGCGGTCGTCGGTGTCACGCTTCGATCGTTGCCGGAAATCACTGCCACCACGTTACGATGCGAGATGTTGACGTTGGCACGCACGGGAACCGTGAAGCAGGTGAAGCCTCCCATCTGGTTATGCGCTGTGGGGTGCCTTCGGCCTGCGGATACGGCACTCGTGACATTGGTTGCTCCTTGAGGAGCCCATACAGAAAGCAGCTCGAAGCCGGTCTCGGCGAACTGAACACCATCCCCCGCCCCGGACAGCCGATAGAACATGCCGGCGCCAGGGAGGCCTCCGCCGCCGTTGAAGAACTGATAACCAACGTTCCCCAGCGCCAAAGGATTTCCAAGGCGCGACGCGAAGCCACCGTCTATCGCCGCCTCGTAACGTTTTGCTAAACCTGTCGTTATGTGACTGATTCTGCCGTCGTTGTGGACTCTTAGCAGGTTCGTTTCGACGCCAGCGGAGACCGTACGAAGCGTCAGCCATTGAGCGTCGACCGCATCGACAGCGCTAACGTTCGCCGCAGCTGTCAGATCGAGTCGGAACCATCGGTGAGTGGCGTCCCCGAGAGCACCTCCCACGCTATCACGAGGGATGAGGTTGCCATTGACCACCAAGCCGCCGGCAAGCGTGGGATTGCCGTCACCTGCAGGGAGGCCTATTCCTACGCGGCTGGCCTCGTCGATGTAGATGCCTCGGCCTAAGACGCCGCCTTGGTTGTTCCACAAGTTGAACACGCCTACGTCATCTGCGTTCTTGCGCTGGTAGATAAACTCGCCTACGCGATTGTAAACGCCGCTGATGTCCTTCAAATAGAATTCTTGAGCGACGCCGAATCCGTCGACCATGCTCGCGGTGCTGGACGCGATGATGTTCATCAGCGGATACGCGGCCGATCCGCTGGCGTTGATCGACTCGATATTCAGCACCTCTCCCCCGATGCCTGGGCCTGTTATTATCCCTTTGTAAAAGATGATGCCGTTGTAAGATCCGTCGGCGGATAAGAAATCTTCAGCAGACCGAACTGCCGTGCCGGAAGCTAAGCCTTTCGCAGCTCTCAACAGGACGCGCGATGATTGATTGCCCGTCGAATTGCCCGCTTCGAGAAGGACGGTGCCGCCTTGAAGGTCTGTTCCGGCTGCATTGCCTCCGAGCAGATCGACCGCTCCGCCGTTTCCAGCAGTGAGCGCATTGCCTCCCAACAGACGAGCCGGTGAACCGTTGAAATTTCCGTCGCCGGCCGCAAGCGTAGCGACCCCGCCGCTGGCGTTTTGCGCATTTCCCCCTCGACCGAAGAAGTCCCCTCCCGCTCCCGTGCCGAAGCCCTCCCCTCCACGAGAGAACCAATCGCCACCTTTCGCCGTGGTACCTGCGTTGTTGAAGGCGTTGCCCCCCTCCGTGACAACATCGCCACCTTCTTCTGTCGTAGTGGTTCCTGCAACGGCCGTGACCGTGAAGTCGCTACTGACAAGTCCATCGAACAGGCGTTCGTTCAGCCACTTGAACCAGCTGCCGGTCAGGTTCTCTTTCCAGTTCTCGAACGCGGAGGGAGGAATTTGCTGAAAGAGCCAGCCTGAATTCTTCTGAGACTCGGAAGGCTCCGTGATGGTGCCGGTGTCCGCCCACCGAGGAATTTTGACCGGCTTGCTGAACAGCGCCATCGTAGCTCCTAAAAAACGTCGGCGTACTTGCCGTCATCGAATCCTAAGCCCGCGTCATATTGAAACGGCCCGGCGACGTGGAAGTGAACGTGCCCCTTTACACCCGCGGCTCTAGCTTGTTGAATGACGTTGCCGATGCGCACCGGGTCGTTCACCAGAGGATCAATCGCTTCGACCACGTAGAGCAGATATCCGGCCGGTGCGTGCTCCGTGAACTGCAGCGTGAACACACCGTCAAGCTCGGCTAGTAGAACCCCGAGAATGTCCTCGATTGTACCTCGCGACTTGTTCAACAGGATGCGCGCCAACAGCGCGTTGCGGTAGTCGGCATCGGACCGTCCAAAACGCGACTCGCCTACGATCCGGCCGATGCCGTCGAGCTGCGCTCCCTCGGAGTCGGCAATAACCGTGTCGTCAAGAATTTGCAGCAAGGCGGTCTGAAGCTCGGTCGCCTGTGTCGTGAAGATTTCCAAAAGCGCGTCGAAGCTGATTTTTCCGCGAAGCTGCTCGAGCACGCGCCCGCGTGCTTCTTCGAGAAGGTCTTTGACGGTTACGGCCATGCCTCAGCTCACGTTCACCGTGATGCGAGCCGTCGAGAACCGTGCCACCTGACGAGCTGCGATGATGAAGTTCGTGCCGGTGACGGGAGGGAACACGTCATCGATCTTGATGTCCGTAACATCTATCACGCCCGCCACGTCGAACGGTTCGCCAAGGAAGCGATTCACAATTACGTCATCGCCGATGCTTAGCGAATCTCCCAAGGTCTTGAGCGCGTCCTTCACCTGGTCTATGCCGGCCGAAGTCACGCCTCCACCGAACACCTCGGCGTCAATCACAATGTCGACGTCGATCCACATATCCAAATCGCTCGGACGGGTGAAGTTGATGCTGTGAGTGAAGTTCTGGCTGTCCGTGATAACCACGGTCCGCCCGTTGGCTCCGGGATCGCGATGCGTGGCAATGCCGGCTGCCTGGGTGTCGAAGATCGTTTGGGCGACCTCCGTGTCGTCACCCCCCGACACCACGACCTCGAACGAGTGCGGAGGTAGACCGTCCGCGTCCGTCGAGTCCGTGGCGTTCTCGAAAACGATGACCTGCGTCACGCCTAGAAGGTCTCGCACGGCCGCGCGAATGGCCTCGACCGTGGCCACGCCAGCAAGGCGCAGCAGCTCCTCGCGCCGCACGCGGAAATCAGCGTCGAGCTCGGTATTGCGACCGGCAATGGCGTCATGCGTTTCGCCTATGGCCTTGTTCAGCGAGAACCCAAGCGCGGTGTTTGCCGTCCCGCCCGTGACTTCAACGGAGCTGTTGACGCCTGCTGTCAGCGATTCGATGAGCACCTTGCCGGCTGCGGCGTAAGCGAACGCTCCTGTGAGAACAGCAGTCAGCTTGACCGCGACCTCGCGCGCCTTGGCCGCGCCAATAGCTACGAAGTCAGCGGTCAGAAACGTGACGGTTTGCGTGCCGCCGCCGTCCACCTTCACCGTGAGTGTCTGACCATTGGCCAGAGCGTAGTTCTCCGAACTACTGCTCAGGTGCTTGGCCGACTGATTCCAGTTGAAGCCTTTGTGCAGCTCGCGCGTGAAGCCCAGAGCGGCGTTCGACGTGCCGCCCTTGATCTGAATCGAAGAGCCCGCACCGAAGGTGTTCGAGAACACGCGCAGCTTGCCGGTAGCCTGTGCGAAGGTCGTGATGCCGGTCAGCACGGCGTTGAGCTTGGCCGCAACCTCGGTGTGTGTGGCGGCGCCGATGGCTGCGAAGTCAGCGGTCAAGAACGTCACAGTCTGATCCGCACCGCCGTCAGCGGCGACAATGAGCGTCTGCCCATTGGCCAGCACAAAGGGAGAGACGTTCTCGTTGTCGACGGGAGCACGTGCCGACCAGCCGGCGACAGGCGTCTGAATGGTGTCGATAGCGTAAGCGTTGCCGACGATCGGACCGAAGCTCACGGACTCGGCAGGCACTTCCAGCGTGGCTTGAACACCCGTGGCGTTCGTTAGGGTCGCCGAGGTCTGCCATTGCGTGCCGTCGGCCCCTACGGATACCACACGACCGGCCGGCAGAACGGTTCCATTATTGGTGTTGAGCTTGAGGAGCACCGTGGACTTCTGCTGCGCCAAGCGAACGGCGCCGGTCAACGCCGCTACGTTGTCCAGCGCCTCGGCAGAAGCCGAGTCGGGATAGAGCGACCGATAGACCGCCAGAGCAACTTCCCAGAGCTGTGCTATCTGGTCGCCGAGAAGGCCGTTGATATGGCCAAGCACGCTGTCGGCATCGGTGTCGATGTTCGCACCAAAGGCCGTGCGCTCGGCTTCGCTCAGCTCGTTGAGGATGACATCCAGCGTCTTCTCTCTGAATCCCTCTGGAACAACGCCATAGCTGCTCATGCGATCACGAACTCCCGCGTGAAGTCCAAGGTTCCGCCTTCTTGCTTCGTCGCAGTGAATGTCACGGTCAGCTTGCGGATTGTGGAGTCGAGCGCCAAGTCGAATTTGTCGATGGACGCAATACCGGGGGTGGAGGCAATGGCTTGGCGAAAGGCGCTACGGACTGCCACCAAGTCAGGGTTTTTGACCAGGACTCGTTCGTAGTACGGCATCCCGACCGTGGAGTCCAAGAACCATTCGCCTCGGAACATGCGCAGTCTCAAGGCCACGTGCTGGACAATCGCATCGTCGCCATCGACCAGGTGCAGCTTCTGCGCCGTCAGGTCGATGTCGCCTGTCGCGGGGTCGAGAGCGAGGTCAGCCACGGTCGCCAGCCTACCTCAACGTCTGTCGTGAGGCTAGGTGGCTTTTGCCTTCGTGGCAGCCACGGGGCTCCCTGGTACCACGGGCGGCAAGGGCGGGCCTGTGACTCCTGGTCCTGGCGCAACGCCTGCGTGCGTGTGACCTCCTGCTCCCAGCGCCACCTCAAGAGCGGTCAGTCGTGCCTCGGTTGCGGCTGCTAGAGCCACGAAATCCGTGGCTGGATACGCACCCAAGTGCACCGCAGCGCCATCCACGTGAACCTGGGGACCTCCGGTCTTGCCCAGGGCCATTGTTGAGGCGCTGACGTCGGCCAGGGCCTTGGCGAAGGGGTAGAAGCCTGGGAGCGCTACGGCATCGGAGAGGTCATGCCGGCGAAAGTCGTTCGGGTCCGTGTCATCACCCGAGCCCGCCGTCCAAGCGTCGATAGACCGCTCGCAAAAGACCAAGAGCACGAAGTCCCCCGGCGCAAGCGGGAGGGATAGGAAGAACTCGCTCGAGCGGGGGAACAGAACCGGCACGTCTGTCAGAACCGGCAGTTCTTCAAGAATCTCCTCGCCGTCCTCGGCCGCAATCAAGCGCTTAACGAGAGGTTTGACCGAGGCCTTTTGTTGAGCAGGATCCCATTCCTCGATGCGTCCCGGCAGCGCCACGTGGACGTTCTCGAGCGCTCCCGAGATGGCCAATCTCAGCACCTCGGCAGCCGTGGGCGAACGGGAGACGGAAGCTGTCGTCATATCGGCTTTGCCTCGATGTCGGCGTACCAGGGCACGCCCCAGGTATCGCCCTCGAACGTGACCTTCTCTATGCGGAAGAAGCCGTTCACGAGCCGGGAAAGAATCTGGACGCGCCGGCCGGGAAGCAGGTCGGTCTGCATCAAGGACCGGGCTTTCACCGCGCCGTCTTCGCCGAGCTGGGGGGAACCCACCAAGCCGGTTCCGACTTCGAGGGAGATGACCTGGCCGCTGACTGTCTCTTTCGGACCGAGTATCTGCAAGGCGCCATCCTGCAGCGACCACGAGTAACCAAGCGACTTGACCACCTTGTCGAGCTGCTCCTCGGCCTTGCCCGACAGCACCAAGCCCTTGACGAACTGAGTCAGCGAAGGTCGTTGCGACCCGGCCGCAGCCTTCTCGGCGACGTTCCCAAGAGGCACGCCAAGAGCTTCAGCCACAGTATTGAGCGCTTGCGTGACGCTCACCGGGCCTTTGAGGCCTACGTTGATGCGCGCCGACTTGAACTGCTGGGCACCGTCGGCACTCTGCATCGTGGTTACCCAATCAGTGCCTTGCTGTGACGATTGACCGTATTGGAGCACGCCGGAGAAAATTTGATGCACGTTGCCGACGTAGCCGACGTCGAGTGAGACTGGAAGGTTCTTCGTCTGCAGCCTGGCGCGATTGCTGGCACTCAGATTGTAAATGCTCACCTCGGCCGTGTTCGGCTCCTTGGAGAGCGTCTTCACAACCTTGAAGATGAACCGAAGCATGGGCTGCAACTCCTTGGTCGCAGCATTTTGAGCAGAGATGCGAATGCCGCTCACGGTGAGCACGGCATCGCGATGGAACAGATCCCCCACGGCTCAGGTTTTTCCCGTATAGGTGAGCAGCACATCCTTGCCGAGCTGGCCCAGCACCGTCGCCTCCATACCCGGCTCGCCTTGAGGCACGGGGACAAGCTGGCCAGCCGGCCGTGTGGGATCTTGATACAGCCGAAGAAGATCCCATTGTGATACGAGCTTGATGCCGGCGCGCAGCAGCTCGCCTGTCAGACCATTGCTCAACTCCATGTACCAGAATGAATCGCGCACGTTGAACTTGAACTGAAAGCGAAAGAGCTTGCCATCCAAGGGCGTCTCCAGGCTGTAAGCAGCCAAGGTCGTGCTCAACGGCATCTCGAAGACGGTCGCCATGTCAGCCTCCGAAGGCTCCGAAGAGTTTGGCCAAGATGCTCTGCGCCTTTGCTGCTATGGGAGCAGGCGCAGCCTTCTTGGTCTGTTTGCCAAGGCTTGTCGGCTTGCCGATCTCCGGCGCCAGCACAAGCTCGGTAGTGGCTATCAGCACCTCCCGCAACGTCATGGAGATATCCACAATGTTCGACGTGTCCTTGTCACGCGATACCGACAGCGACGTGATTGCCATGTTCGTGTAATCGAACAGGCTCGTGCTCACGTGCATCAGCTTGCCCTGGTCTTTGGCCTGCTCGAGAAACAAGAAGGCGGCCTCGGCGCGTGTCGCGGGGTCCGTTCCCGGCACCGACGGCAGCGCTCGGAACGAAGCCAGGAACATGACCGGGTGATTCGACACGATGCCCCGGATCTGCAGCTCCTTCGGTAACGCCCGAATGTGATCGGTGATGTCCGTCACGCCCTCGACCGGATGATCGGTCACCTGGGCGTTGCCCGTGTAGCTCGCCGACACCAAGGCGTCGAACGTGAGCACGTCCACAAACTCGTTGTCAACAATGGCGACGGTCGAACGGAACTGGCCGAAGACGCCCATGTCAGCCTCCTGCCAAGGCGGGCACAGCTACACCGAGCGCCTGTGCGGTCTGGCGGTCCCTGGCCTCAAGAGCAGCGTCTATCTCACGCCGCACGGCGCCGCCAATTTCGACGGGATTCATGGCTCCCCCCGAGGCATCCACGCTCACCGTGACCTCGGTGCGAGGCTGGTTCACAATAGTGGAACTGCTCGTGCCGCCACCTCCCACCAGAGGTGCAGCCGTGGTCAGTCCTCCCGCTGCAGCTCCTCCTCCCATCAGACCGGACACGAATCCTGCCACCTTCTGGAACCGGGCTACCAAGCCCGCGAAGAAGTCCTGAATGAGATTTGCCCAGAACTTGACCGCCGTGTCGAAGCCTTCGTTCAGCGTCTTGAACATGCCGACGAAGAACTGGATGATGCTCGACACCATGTCCTCGGCGCCCTGGCGCGTCATGCCGAAGAAGTCCAGCCAGAAGACCATGGCCTCCTTCAGCATGGCGCCGATGGCTGCCGGTATCGACCCCAGCTCCTCGACCAGGGCTTGAAAACCTTCGACCATGGCTCCAGACACGGACTCCATGCCGTCGCCCATGGCAACGAGGTCTTCGATAACCAGAACGATGGCCGCGATGATGATGCCGAGGAGCACGATGAACAGCAGCAAGGGCGCCGTGGCCTTCAGCCACGCGATGATTGCAGTGCTACCAAACAAAGCAGTTGCCGCTGTGAGCGCAGCAGTTATGGTGACCAGAGTTCCAAGCACAGGGCCGAGGGCTGCAATGCCTCTGGCAACGAGAGTGGCAGCCTGGCCCAAGCCACGAAGGACTCGTGCTGTTGCTGTCAGAGCCGTGGCCAGACCTTGCCCAAGGACCAAGACCAAGGGCTTTGCTCGGAGGAGCAATGCCGTAAGCGCCTTGGCGCCGGCGATGAACGCTGGCAAGAGCTGCCGAGCGAAGACTTGCTTCAAGCCTTTGGTCACAGCAATCTGGTCCGCCTGCGCGTCGGTGTAGTCACTCGAAAGACGCAGCAGCTCGTCACTCATGACCAGTCCCAGCTCGTGCGCTTGCTGGCGCTGGCGCTGCAGCTCCTTCGATCCTTTCAGCAGCGTAGGAATCAGTTGCGTTCCCGACTTGCCGAGCAGCCGTTGTGCCAGGGCTGTTCGAGAGATGTCGTCCGTCATGCCGGCGAAGCCGTCTGACAGTTCGGTCAGAAGCTGCTCGGCCGACTTGAGCTTGCCGCTCGAGTCGGTGACGGAGACGCCTAGTTGAGAAAAGCCTGCTCGCATCTCCTTCGAGCCCTTTGAAGCCTCAACGGCGTTGCGCGAGAGCGTACGCAGGCCGACTGCCAGGTCCCCCATGGAGGCGCCATTCTTCTCGGCAATCGGTGCCAGTTCCTGCAACGCTTGCGCCGACACTCCCAGCTTCTGGCTCAGTTCGTCCAGTTCGTCTCCGGCTTGAGCGACACCTGCTACGGTGGAGGACACGAAGTCTGCAATCTGTTTTGCGCCGAACGCTATACCTAGGCCGATGGCAGCTTTCTTGATGGCGCCGATGGTCGAAAAGAGCTGCTTCTCCTGATTCTTGTCGAAGTCGAAGCCGAGGGAGACCAGGATTTCACGCAGAGCCATCAATGCCTCCGTCGAGCACGTGCAGTCTTGGCACGTGCGTTCTCGTGCTCAAGCCACTCGGCATCGTCTTGCACGTCCAACATCTCGTTGGCCCGCAGCACGTCGCAGAGGCTCCAGTATCGCCGAAGCTCCTCATAGGTAGCAATGCGCCTGAGCACGAGGCGCCAGAGGTGAGCATGACGGGAGAGATGCGGAGGAAGCGTTATTTGAGCAGCCCCGCCCTGAGGACGGCGGCTCTGATACCGGGAGCGAGTGAGGAAAAAAAATCCTGGAACTGCACCTGCAGGGCGAAGCCGAGCCATTGATACAACGCGCCAATTCGCCCCCGGAAATGCACGGCGAAGACGCGCTCGAGAGAAGGCTCTTCGCCGACACCTTTGACCACGGTGGTCACCTTGGCCAGGGTGTTGATGACCTCGCGCTGCTTAGCCTTACTGAAGCGTTTGAAGAACTCGGTCACGGCGCGCTCGAGCGTCACACCGAAGCTCAAAGCCTCGGAGCCGGTGCCGTCTACGATTGCCTTGATCTGATCCTCGCCACCCAGGCTCGAGGCCAGCGCTGCAAGCGATGGTCCTAGCACCTCTCCCAGGTCGGCAAGCATGTCGGTGGCCACGAAGGGGTCGAGCAGCATGACGCGATAAGTATCGCCGTCGATCGTCTTGGTTTGTCCCTCATTCTGGCTCATGCGTGCGTCCCAGGTTTATCAATTGCCGCCGTCGAAGATGTTTAGGTTGTCGCTCTCCAGCACCCACTCTCGATTGCTAAGCTCCCGCGCGAACTCGGCGTTCGCCGGCTTCTGCACCCACGCGCTCTCGGCAATGACCAGAGTGCGGCCCGAGTTGTCCTTGACCAACAACGGCCCCACCCCATCACCCGAGGCTTCATCGAGCGCTGCGATGGCAGACAGAGCGTCGTTGGCAAGTGACGTCTGCATGAGCGTCAGCGTCACGGTGCCGCCAGTGTCATTGCTTTTGGCCCTGGCTCCCTCGCCGTCCGCGCCCACCATCTTGGTGAATGAAGGGTTGTCGCGCTCGGCCACGAGGAACGTGCCGTCAGCGAAACCTTCAATCGGGATGCCTGCGAAGATGATACTCACGTCTGCAGGGTTATAACTCTTGACCATGGCTCACTCCTCGCGTCAGACCGTGACGACGCCGTTGATCTCGACCTCGTGAATGGCGCCTGCCAACGTGGCCGAGAACGTAACATCGGGCAAGAGCCGATTGGCCTTGTCGATGGAGGACACGTCCTTCGCCCTCGGGACGGTCACCACGGGAGCAGGGTCCGCCGCAAAGCCTCCAACCGAAATGCCAAGCTGCATGACGCCGCGCACCTCGTTCTCGATGATCGCAATGCCAGCATCAGTGAAGGGAATCTTGTTGGCATTGACCAAGCGAAAGAACACGTTCTCCATCAGACGTGCCGTGATGAAGTCGATGAAGTGGGTGATGTCAATGAACTCGCCGCTACTCGTCACGCCTTCGCCTGTGATGTTCCTGCCAGCCACGCGTTCATAGATGTTCGCGTTCTTGCCAAGAGCGTTCGTCCGCTCGGTCGGAGTGAGCGTGTAGACCTCGATGCCTGCCAGCGTCTTGAACTTCCACGTCGAGGAGCCGGGGTCAAACGGGAGCACTCTGCCGGCCCAAGCTGCGCCAGCTCCCTTGAACGGCTGCGGGTGGTATAGCAGGAACGTCCGAGCGTACGCCGCTAGCTGCAGGTCGCTGGCCACGTCGGTCGTGGCAGCCGTGAGAATGTCGCTGTCGCCAGAGGTGGCGGCGAACATGCGCGGGATGGCCTCGACGGCTGTGGCCAGAGCTTGAATCTCGGCTGCGCCGGGATTGTCGATGACCACGACATACCAATCGTCGTTGCCCGTGGGGTCGGTACGGATGGCGTTGAAGTCGGCGACAATGCCGGGGTCGAGCGTCACGTTGAACTGATTCAGCAACGCACGGTCTACGACTTCGAGAATGAACAAAACACCAGAAGCGTCGCTGTCGATCTGAACAGTGGTACTTGCCACGTCCGTCGCCGTCACAGCTCCGCTCACTGCGCTGGCGTTGATGGCTGTCACCAAGCCGGCGACAATCTCCGCTGTCGTGGCTGAAGCGTCGGAAGTGAAGGTGACGGTCGTGCCCGTAATGATGACAGAGTAGGCGGTGGAGTTTCGGACGGCGGCGACAGTCAGATTGATGCGCTGGAAGTTGATGGACGTGCGCTTGCCGATGACGATCTTGTCGACCTTGGGGTTCTGAGAAAAAATGGCGTTCGCGATGGTGTAGGTCGGTCCGGTGGTCGAGAACAGGTCTGTCGCGAGCTGGCTTATCTCGGTGTACTCCTTCGCCAAGATACCTGCGAAGGCTGCCAAGAGCCTGGCCTCGTGAGACATGACCAGCGGCGTGCCGAAGCCTGTGCGAGCAACCGAGGCAGTCTGCTTGCTGATCTGAACGTTGACGATATCCGCGAGAGCCATGACTCCTCCTAGCTGCCGTCCACGGTCGTGTCGACATCGAAGTCGGGGGATTCCAATTGCACCTTGTCCATGTAGCCTGTGCGTTCCGTCATCTGCGTTGCGGTGCGAAAACGGACGTCAAGCGTGGCACGCGAGAGCCATTCGCCGTTGATGACGAGACTGGTATCGGTCACGCCTTCCTCGCGCACGATAGCAAGGCCTGCATCATCGAGCATTCGTATCACCGAGAGCTTGCCAAGTGAAGCCTGAGCTTTCATAGCCAGGGACCTTGCCCGTGTCGCAGGTTCCAGAGCACCGGCTGCAGGATCGGCGTGAAACGAAATCGAGAGTGTCATCACCACGGGGCTCGTGCTCAGCAGCTCGACCTCCTCGCCGGCCGGCTGCCCTGTCAGAGTGCTCGAGCGCAACTCGTCCTTTCCCGCTTCCTTGACCGGCCCGGCAATTACCTTCATCGAGGCGTAGGGGTAGTCCGGCTGCGGAACGTTCTGGTCCTCCCAGATCGCGTTCTCGACAACGGCCGACACAAGCCAGTCATACAGCGCCCCCTCGATGGTCGCCCAATCGATCGGCTGGAGCTCTAGCGCCAGCGCCGTCATCGTGTCACCCTGGTTGCAACGGCCCTGTAGAAGTTGCCGAGGTCGTGCCAGCTATCGACCAGCGCCACCTGATAGGTAGCGCCTTCGTAGTCGAACCTATCCGGTATAAGGCTCTGCGCTTGGTCCACAACGCGCAGCTTCGTCGTCGTGTAAATCTTCACGGCGTCTTGGTTGCGCAACCCTTCCGGCAGAATCTGCAGCTCCTTCTCGGTCATCGGCTGTATGCAGGCGGCCATGCGAAACGTAGTTTCTGGCGTCGGCTCCTGCAGCCGTCCTTTCACCGTTGCCGTCGGGGCGAAGCGAGTCACAGGCACGTTTACCGTGAACTCGTCAATCACCTCGCTCAGGTCGAAGCCCACTTAGGTCTTGGCTCCTGTGCGGATCTCCAGCGAGATTGAACCCATGAGCGCTCCCGTGTCGATGAGAGGTGAGGTCAGTGCTCCTCCTTCTTTTGCGCGAGGCTGCTTCAAAGGCGGCGAGATACCTGCTTTGATGCGGTCTATCACAGCCGTTCTGAACTCCTCCCCGACACGCATCAGCGGCGCTTTGAAATCCTGGCGCTTAGCCATAGCCTTTCCCAGCTCATCGGTAAGGCGCTTCTTCCAATGGGCCTTGCGTTCGTCGGCCGGCGCACGCAGGAACGACCGCGAAGGGATGCCTGCCTTGGGAGCACCGAACTCGTGGATGGTGCCAAGCTCGACGTTGGTCACGTTTCCAGAATGGACTGCTCGAGCTTTGACTCCCTGAATGCCCACCGTTGCTCGCGTGCCTCTGGCAATGCTGCCCACCTGCTTTAGCAGGCTGTTCAAGCCACGGTCTGTTTCCTTCACCTTGGAGGCCATCATCCGCCCCCTGTCAGCCGTTCGTTGGGAGAGCCTTCGTCGAACTGCTCGACCTCGGGACTGTCGAACTGGCCAATGCGAAAGTGAGGCTGAACGTCGCCCGTGCGATTGTCGAGGTCGAGCTTGCCCTGAAGCGTCAAGCCACCGAAGAAGGGCAGCACCCCATGGCGCCCGGCTTCCGTGCGTAACTCCTCGGCGCGCTTGCGCAGCTTGTCGGCAATCTCGCCAAGGTCTTGCGATACCTCGCCAACGCTGATGGAGGCCTTGAAGCTATAGGTCGCAGCCAGAGCGTCAAGGCACAGCGCGGCAGCCAGGCGCGGGTTGCTATTTTGAGTGAGCGCGTAATCAACCTCTCGGTCATCCATGCGCGGAGAATTGTGGTCCGTGTCGCCGGCAAAGAAGCGCACGGCGTCGCGTGGGCTCGCTGCCGGGTCGTTGCCGTAGGTGAAACGCTTCTCCACAAACTATCCGTGCTTTGCCTGATGGTCGAGCAGGACTTGGATGATTTTCTCTTTGACGGCGTTTTTACGGATGTCGAGACCGTTCTGGATCGCGAGCGTGTAGAGGCTGTCGCGGTCCAGTTCCTCGAGGTCCGCTTCCATCGCTCGGCGCTTCGTCTGCTTTGAAACGGGGACTTCAGCCGACTTGGAGACGAATCTGCCATCAGCCGACTGCTCGGGTATGGGTGGTCGAGATGAGGAGCGAGGTGGCACAGCGGCTTCGACCACGGGAGCAGCGAACGTGTCGAAGCCTTCGTCGGAGGGCTGTTCGCCATGCTCCCTAACGACTTTCTTATCGCCCCAATCCTCAAGGTCTTGCGCCGTCACCGCGCGCATTGGCTTGCGGATACCTTGGCGCGTCGGCATCACCTTCGAGTCAACGGGGGTAATGTGCCCACGGCGAATCCACTGCCCAAGATTTGGCCAGCCGGCTGCTTCTGGCACAAGCTGACCCGGCTGCCGCATCTCGTAAGAGCCGTCAGCCTTCTGGACTTTCATCGAGCGACAAAGAACGTAGGACATGCTTCCTCCGAGTATATGAAACCAAGGCACGGGGAACCAAGACCTTCCCCGCACCTCGGTTTCGCTCATGAAGCTAAACCCTACGTCAGATCACATTGAGAAGGAAAGCTCCCATTTCGGCCGCAACCAGCTTCTGGTCGTAAGCCATCTCGCCTTCGATGCGGTCGGCTTTCAACAGCTCTGCACGGATGCGCATGATGCGCATGGAGCCGCCGACACGACCTGTCCACATAAACGTGTAACCGCCCGTCGGCGTCAGCAAGCCTGGGGTCGGCGGCGCGTACACAATGAGAACGTCGTTGCCGAACACGAATTGCAGATCGTTGGAGGCGCCTTCGATTGCAATGTTCTGGACCGCACCGCCGACCAGAACTTCGTCCACACCGAGAACCGAGGCCAGAAGGCCCGTGGTCACGATGGCGACTTGGGTGTACTTGATGCGCTCCAGGAAGTCCGGATGGTCTTGGAGCACGTCCCACACAATGCTGCCCATCGCGATCTTGTTCGCACGGAAGCCGGTCTTGCGCTGTACCGAGCGAAGCTGCTCGCGCATATCCTCAATCGGTGTAGAGCCGCCTGCGTTCCAAAGGATGGAAGGCGTTACATCGGTGCCCGTTGTCGAGCCCGTCCAGGTCGTGGCGGCAAAATATCGCGCGGCCCAGGTCAGCTCTTTCTTGAGCACCAAGTCCCGCGTTACGAACGTTGTGGCGTCGGTATCTACGTTGATGGCCGTGTCCGCGTTCGCCCGCACGTCATCGTCCACGTCCTTGTGGAACGCATAGACGTCGGCGAAGTATGTCGGCGTCGAGTCGATGGTGAAGCCGCTGCCTGCGGACTCACTCGCCGGCGCACGCACCATAGCTTTAGCGCGGAACCAATTGGCCTTGTCGTAAACGTAGTATCGGTCGCTTTGCTTGGTGACCGGTACGGCTGGGAACACGCGATCCGCAATAAACTCCGACTGGTCCTGGATGAACGCGACCGAGATGTTGGTCAGCGGTGCGTTCACATGGACGTCGGAGGGAGTAGGTTGTGGCATGGTAGTTCTCCGTCGTCCCGCTTAAGCGGACCGTCCTTGCGGGTTGATGAAAAGGGTAACCAGATTGTCGGCGGCGCCTGCCGCATCGAGAAGCTGACCGATGATATGGTCGCCCGTCGTTGCCGCAACGGCTTTGCCGTTACCGTCTGGTGTCACATAGGCCCCCTTGGCGGTCAGGGCACCGGCGACCACCTTCGTCGTCGAGCCTGGCCCCCAGACCGTCGCCGCTTGGCCAAGCGCCGAAGGTTTGTTCTGGAGCACGCCGATGGAGGCCTGGCCTGCGCCGGCAACAGCAATGCCGGTCGCTGACATTTTCACGATCTTGAACTGATGCGTCGATAGGTCGGCCGCAGCTGCGACTCCGGGGACCGTCGAGCATACATTCTCCCATGCCATGATGGGCTCCTTCCCTGTTAAGGAGGGGAGCGCCTATGTGCGGCGCGAATCCTCGTGTTGAGACTCTTAGAAATTGTGCGCCGCGCGCTGCGTCGGGTTCTCTGCCAGGTATTCCCGATAGAGAGCCGCGCCTTCAGCCGTCTTGAGCACGCGGTCCATGCGCTGCTCTTTGCTCAACGGCTTGCCGTTGTCCGCCTTTTGCGTGAGCTGCCCTGCCATCGCCTCGAGGCGGTGCATGGCCGAGCCGGCCGGCGCTGCGCCACCTGACACACCGACTGCGCCAAGCAACGCGCTCTTGGCTACCAGCTCGTTCACGCTCTTGAGAATTTTCTCCAAGCCTTCGGCCAGCTTGGGATTCGCGTCATGCGCGCTCTTGAGCACTGCGGCCAGCTCCGAAGGACTGCCTGGAACGTGGCTGAAATCGCGTTCGGCCTTGGCCACGAACTCACGGGTCTGACCGGCGTCGACCAAGGTCTTGACGATCTCCTCGAGCTTGGAACTCTTGGCTTCCAGGGCCTCGTGCGACTTGAAGATCGCTTGCACCTGGGCTTGCGTCTCAGGGGTAAGAGCCGACAGGTCCACGTTTTCGGATTTCTTGGCCTTCTTCTTGTTCTTCAACTCCTCGTCCGCGTCCTCCTCGTCCTCCATCATGTAGTCGGCCTTCTTGCCCTTGGCCGCCTTGGCGATGGCTTCGAAGTCACTCGGCTTCATCACATCGGCGAAACCCTTCTGAATCCGATAGGCCGCGACGCACGCTTCGACGCGCTTCTCGTCAGCGCCGGCCGTCTTCAGTGCAGCAATCAACAGGTCTTCGCCTTCCGCTTGCGTGCCAACAACAGCCTTGATGGGATCGAGGGTCATGCGGGAATCCTCCGACTTGGTGAATGCGAAACGCTTCCGATTAGCGGCGCGACGTACAACGCTTACCTCAGAGGTTCCGAGGCCGGAAAGCATGCGCACGGTTTTTTCAACAACCATCTTCTCACACGATAGGAGCGAGCTTTAGAAACTTCACTGCCGGCATCGTTGCAAGAGGGACCGTGGTTCGGAAAGAGAAACCGCCGATTGAAAAGCCGGAGATTTCTCCCCGCTTGTAGGCGGCCCATTCTTCCTTGCCTAGTTCGGCTCCTGCGACCCAGGCTCCAGAATGAATGCTGTCCGTCCCGTAGGGCATCTCATAAGCCTCGTGCGGAAGGTTGGAGAGCGCCGCCTGGTAATCTTTCGCGGTCGGGTAAGGCACCACGAACGATTCCACAAGCTGCGCGTTCGCCTTCCTCGAGTGCTCAACGCCTATGACTCGCGACTTCTTCACGAAGCCGTGGGCCGTAGACTCGATTTCGGCGGGCGGAACCCATTCGCCTTGGGTATCGACCATGTAAGGATCGAGGACGACACCGTAGACGATCTGCTTCTCATCCGCCGCTTTCAAGATCCTCACTTGGATCTGTCCGGCAGACTTCAGCTCACCTACGGCGGCGAGGGTTCCAGGCGATTCACCATGCGGCAAACCCTTCTGGTGAGTGTCAACATGCCCAATCCTATTCTCGCTGTCAAGCGACTTGGCCAAAGCGCGGACTTTGCGCCGTGCCTCCTCGGCAAAACTGGTCTTGCCCTCCACACGCAGCATCGCAGGATGCGGCAGGCTCAGCACCGCCCGACCTGCGAGAACAGCCTTTGCGGTGCGCCCCAGCGCCACGATCTTTGCCTTCGGCCAACGTTCCAGGTTCTTGTCGAGCCAGTCATGCTCGGCCAGCAGGCTTTTTTCCACCTGCTCGAGAGGTGCGTTTGGAAAGAACGGATAGGCGAAACCGAAAGCCACTTGCGATTTAGTGAGGCGCAACGGCGCCAGGTAGGCTTCCACAAACACAACGCCATCGGGGCCGACCAGCGCCTCCCCTCTCGCCAACTCCAGCTCGGAGGGACAGCCGGCAACGAACACCATAGGTGCGTCATCAGGACCGTGGAACGGCACTCTGGTCGTGTGCAGCTTGTACTCGCGCGCCGCGCCCACGGACTTGACGATCTGCTCAATCGACGCAGGAGCCGTGGCGAGGGAAGGTCCTTCTACTCGAGGCATTCCTTGCAGGTCGGAACCAATTTCCACCATGTCCCCTGGCTCGGCATCTAGCTCACATTCGACCAGCATGTTCCCGTCGCTGGCGTGCACTTCGACCTCGCCGTCGCTCATTGACACCACGACAGCCGGTGCAGAGGGAGAAAGCGCAGCATCACCTATCGACCGAGCGAGCTGCGCGGTGCTTGCAAGCCTTGCGTCTCTCAGTTCGGCTTCGAGCAATGCCACTCGCTGCAGCGCTCCGATGATTTTCGACGCTTCGGGAAGGGGCGGCGAGTCCGTTAAAGCACCCTTCGCTTGCTCAAGCTCGTCTGCCAGGGTCGAGGACACGATTACGGTGCCGTCGCGCAGCTTCCATTCGTGCGTGTGCTGACCGCCAAAGCCGGAGGTCTCAAACAACAGATCATGAACGTGCGATCCACCGAGCGGGGTCTCGCCTGTCGTGAAGTCGTCCACAATGCGATGCGAATGCGCACCGTCCGAAGGTGTCTTCAGCCCGCTGTCGGCGATGGCGTGCTCATGGGCGCCGTCTTCGTTCGTGCGCATGATGGCGCCGGTGCCTGGCATCCTGAAGTAGTGGCAATGCGCTCCATCCTTGCGCGTCTTGCTAGCAGTGCGCACGAGACCGTGGGCATGCACGCCTCCGTCTGACGTTCCCCAATAGAAGCCCTTTCGCACGTTTGGAGCTGCCCTGCGCTTCTCCTCTTTCCACAAGAGCGAAGCCAGGGCGTTCGTTCCCTGGTCCACACCTCGACGCAGGTCGGCAGCCTGCATCTCGTCGACTCGGTACACGGCATCATCGAACTCGGTATCGCTCAGCCACTCCGGCCCCAGCACAAGCGCCTTTTCCACTGACGTCATGCGCGCTCGCGCGCTCACACGCCCGCCCGCGCTCGAGCGCGCGGCTTGGTGAAGCATGGAGAAACTGCGATGCGTCAGTAGCTTGCGCGCCTCGGTCAAGGCTGCTTCGAGGTATTCCTGCCCCCGTTCGCCTCGCTTGCGCTTGAACTCGCGCACAACGCCCGCCTGCTCCTTGCTGCTAGGTATAGGTTTGCCTTCATCAGAGCATGCTCGGCGCAGCGTAGAATAGGCGACGGCGACGGCTTGGTCTCGCGGTGTGCCTGAGCCGATTTCAGCGGTGATGTTCTCGCGAAGCGCTTCGAGGGAACAGGACTTGTTCAGAGGCATGTTTTCACCCTTCGGTCGTCTTCACAAAGTGAAATGCGTTCGCGTCTTCCGGCACAAGTGACACCTGAGGACGAACCCACAAAGGATCGGCTGCGCCGCCGCACGAAGGACAGCACAGCCTGCCGGGGTTCATGGCCGTAAAGAACAAGAACTTGCATCCCTGACAACTCCACTTCACCAAGCCGTGCTCAATTAGCATGGTGGCGTTGCCGTCGCCGTCGGTGAGTTTTAGCCAATGGTGATTCTTGGCGTAAGCCATTTCGCTTACTGCACCTGCTAAGGAGGTTTGAAAGTCATTCATCGGTGAACTCAAGCACGATGGTAGACCGACAATTAGGATGTGCGGGCGGTCCCTCAACGTCTTCGTCAAGAACCTCAGAATGGAAACTCTCATCCAGCCCCACGACCTGGCCATCCAATTCACGGCAGATATCCGACAGCCTTGGAGACTCAGGCATCGAAACCCACCTTCTCCGTGTGTTCGCCGGCAACAATCCCTCTTCGCGTGCCACAAGCCAAGCGTCTTGCTGGCCCTGGCTCTGGGCAGCTTTGTTCTCTGTACGCGCAATCGTGCGCGCGCGAAGCTCGAGCTGCTCTTCGGAATAGCCGTCAGCAGCCTTGTCAGCAAGCCTCTCGTTGCCGGTACGCTCCAGCACAAGCTCTCTGCGACGCTCGACCGCCTGGCCCTGGCGTTCGGTGAGACCGATGTTGCGACGTATCGACGCAACCATGTTCTCCGGTCGTTCTCCCTTGGCATAGCCGGCTGCGATGCGATTGCGCAAAAGTTGCTTCTGCTCGTCAGAGATATTCTTGATGAGATCGCCTGAGCGCTGACGTATCCAGGTCAACGAGTGTGGATTGGGAGGCACGCTGATATCTGGAGGCTTCGCTGCCTTCTCCACACGGAACGAGAATTTGCGCTTACCTGGCAGGGCATCGACTGTCGCCTGGCCTCGTGTCTCAACGCTCGTGCGGTAGGCTTCTGCTAAGTCCTTTGATAACTGTGACCACACAGGCTCCGCGCCGGGGTCGCGCGAATCCCACCAAGGCATCTTGGCCACGACTTGCGCGACAGGGGTGCGACTCGCAAGAGCTGCCAAGAGGTCCTCTTTCTTCACAGCTCGCGACAGTCTACGAGCCAACGCCATCAGGGCCTTGGCGTAGGCAGGCTCATTGCGTGCCGCTAACTCCAGGTCTTTTCGCTGCGTCAGGTTGCGTGGTTTGCGGTCCGCGTAGCGCGGAACCGCTTTGCTCACCTGCTCAAGCACCTGGGTTTCCGTCCGGAGGAGCTGCAGGCGCGGTGCCTCCCAGGAACCGTTCCGCCTCTTTGGCGCTCATGCCCAAGGTGACGGCCAGCAACTCGGCTGCCGCATCACGAGCCAGCTTCCCTGTCGCCAAGGCCTCGTTGATGCGCAGCACCGCTTCGACCTGACGGTCTGATAGCAAGCCCGAGGCCAGGTCCGCGGCAGTTGCGGGCGTAGGCGTAGACGGGTCATCGAACACCTCGAGGTCTTCGGTCTCTGGAACAGGCAGGTCTGCCATTTCAAGAAGCTTGTTCTCCAGCGAACGGTTTGGCGAAAGAATTCCCGCCGTCGCCATGGACTCAAGGAACGAACCGATCTTGTCCAGCTCAGGCGACACGACATCGCCGTGCGTCAGCTTCGGCCACAAGGCTCGAGGCACCCCGTTGAGTTTCATGATCGGAGGGATGGCGAACAAGTTGAAAGTCGAGGCCACGATATCCAACAGAGTGCCGAGCGCGATGCCGAACAGGTTGGACTTGCCTTGAAACAAGGATTGCGTGCCGACCTTCTCAGTGCCGATCATGATGAACTCGGCGAGGAAGGTCATGGCGATACGGCTCTCGTACCGCTTTACAATTTCGTTCGTATCGATCATGCGCCGGCCGCCTGTAGACAGCAGCTTGAACTTGAACCCGCTGGGCTGACCGTCCGGGTTCATTTCCGACGGCACCAAGCCTCCGAAACGCTCGTCAACGCGCACCTGCTGGACCATGGTCTCAAGGAGCTGGCGCAACGCTCGATCCTCGGGAGGAGCGTCCACCATCAGCAGCTCTTTCGGCACCTCGAAGATCGGCATACCGGCGAGATCGCGTTCGATGCCGATGGCTTCGATCTCCTGGATGCGCACGAGCTTGTGATAGTCCGCCACGCTGGGACGAAGAAGTGAACGGCCTTCGGGATTGTTCTTGGCCGACTTGGTGCGGAACAACAAAGCTTTCTCGAGGGGGATAGTGACTGGACCCTTGCCTGTCCAAGGATCGAGCTGCACCATTCCCGCGAGGCCGCCTTCTTCGTCGAAAAGCCACTCCCACAAAGTTTCCTGGCCGCGAATCTCGATCTTGCGCCAGCCAAACTTTCCGTCGCTGTATACACTCGAAGTCGTCTTATCCTGGCTCTCGCCCTTGCGCAGCTTGTAAACGACCTCGAAGTAAGACCACCCGTAGCCGATGAACGAAAACGCCTCCGAGATGAAATCCTCGAACGTGTGGCCCATGTCCGCAAGCGCGCCCGTGACCCACTCCGCCTGCTCTTTGGCTTGGGGTGTCTCATCGGCAGCATCCACGCGCCACGGCACCTGCCGCACAAGCGACTCGACGATGAACAGAATGGCACCGACGATGGAATTGTTGTCCATCATCTGCCGATACCAACGGACGCCGTTGATACCTCGCAGCCGGCTTAGAAACTCCTCGTCAATGAATCCCCCAGACCGACGAAGACCTGTAGTGCCCACGATGGCTGTCGGTACACGCGGACGAGCGTCTTGCTTGGCGACCAGCTCAAGACGAGACCGTGCGGATTCAGGGGCTGCGGCAGGAATTTCTGGAGACATGCAGCGGGAGATTATCACGGCTTTCGAGGAAAGTGCGAGCCTACAAACGCCACGGGCTAGGGCGCGCGCCTACCGATAGGTCGAGAGAAAAACCTGTTACCGCCTTGTCTCGCTCATCCAGCGCTTGCGAGGTGGCGTCGACTTGGTCGTCGTAGGTGCTATTTGGAAACGTCACAAGCTCCTCGACATACTCCTCGACCCAGCCTGCAATGCTTATGTCAGGTAACCAAATATTTCCCGCTTCGAAGTAGGGAGACACCGCCATCAGCCGCGCCTCTTTGCCCGTGTGAGGATTCACCGGCACGATGCCGGGGATCTTTCCCTTGAGCATCGAGATGAGCGCAGCTCCATTGGCCTTCTTCTCGATCTTCTTGCGTCGAGCCTGAGGATAGGCGTTCGTCATGCGCACGAAGCCGTTGAGCGTGGCCACGAAGTCCTCGCGTTCTCGGCGTTGCCAGACCAGATAGCGATTCGCGCCGTCCTGCGCCCACACCTGGCCGACGCAAAAGCTCCCCTTCGCGTCACCGTCGAAGATGAGGTCCCAGGACTGCCACCATTTAGTCAGTGTCTTAGGTAGCTCACGATAAAAGCGCAGCCAGTCGCGCTTGATGATGCCGCCTTCAACCGGCGCCGGCCGTTGCTGCGCCTGTCCCGCATAGCCGTAGGCGCCTAAGCCGTTCGGACCTTTCTTCTCGGCAACGAACTCTGCATTCATGCGTTGTGGCCAAAGCAGTTCGCCCTCTTGCGTGCGGGGGTCCTCGAAGGCGTGCGTCGGAGATATGTGCGTGACGCATCTGCGCTTGGCCTCGTATTCCATCGGCAGGCAGAGATGCACGTAGCTGTCCCCGTCTTCACCCATGCGTTCGAGGATGCGGCCGCTCACGTCATCCTCGTGCAGGCGTTGCATCACCACAACGCGCCACCCCCCTTCGGGCAAGAGCCGAAAGCCAAGAGCTTGCGTGTGATAGTTCCAAGCCTCGTTGCGCGCGCCTGACTTCATGGCGTCCTGTAATTTCAACGGGTCGTCTTCCACAATGCCGTGAACATGCTTACCCGTCACACCGCTGTTCGTGGAAGCGCCGTGGCGTTCGCCGCCTGCCGTTGTGTGCTGCTCCATCTGCGTGTCGGGAACCGCTGCGATCTTGACGTGAGGGAAGCGCGCTTGGAACCACTCGCCCTTAATCAGCATCTTGGTCTTGCGCGCGTCCCGCTTGGTGAATTCTTCAGAGTAGGACGAAAACAGAAAGCGGAGCTTTGGCTCTCGCATCCACATCCACGCTGGCCAGAGCACGCAAGCCAGCACCGACTTCATGGTCCCCGGAGGAACGTTGATGAGCAGCCGGCGAATGTGGCCTTCCGACACGGCCTGCAAGTGCTCCGCGATGACGTCGATATGCCAGCCGGGAACGAACTTCGGTGTGACCAGACCGAGCCTCACACGGTCTGCCCAGAGGTCTCCACCTTCCAGCGCCTCGAAGGCGTCGGGCACGAACTCGCGAAAGCTGCGGCGGTAGATTTCACGGTCGAGCGCTTGCGCGTCGACGATATCCATCTTCTGTCTGTGCCGGCCGCTGCCGATACCTCGGCTTCTAGTCATCGCCGCTGTTGCGAGCCTTGCGTGTGAGCTGCCTCAGCGTGCGCAGCTCCTGCAGGTCGAGTGCGCTGTAGTCAGTGACCACGTGCGGCCTCACCATCTCGATCTTGGCGACCTCGATCTCGCTGGGCTCTCCCCTGTTCAGGCGTTCGATCTTCAGCCCCAACTCTGCAAGCTCTTTCACTTCGTTTGGCTTGAGTGTGAGTTGCGTACCTGCGCGCTCGGCGGCAATGATCTTGTTCAGTGCCAGTGCAGCCGCTCCCTGGAGAGACATGGCCATCTGAATGTGACGTGTCTTCATGTCGCGCACAGCCGCGATCTCTGCCAGCCTTACCTGGCGGTCCTTCCAACTATCGTAAGCCTGGCACCGCGCCATCCAATCCCACTCTGAACTCCATCGTTGAAAGTTCGTTCGGCACTTGCCGAAAATGGGCACGAGCTTGAGCAGAGTGCGTTCGCCAGGAGGCATGTCGCGATAGGTTCGAAATGCTTCCCAGCACAAGCCGGTTTCGCCTACCTGACGCTCCCATGCGCTCTCTGGGGTGCGGTCCTTGACGACAATGTGCTTTTCAGGCTTCTTTCTTGGTTGTCTGGCCACAATTTCACTCTACTCGATTAAGCGCAGGAACTCAGCACGCGCTTCGGGACTCTCCCGAAAGACACCAAGCATACAGGACGTCACCATGCGCGCGTCAGGCTGTCGAACGCCTCGGTGAGCCATGCACAGGTGAGCCGAGTCCACCACGACGGCTGCGCCCTGTGGCCGCAGGTGCTGCATGATGGCTTGCGCAACCTGGTCCGTCAGGCGCTCTTGCACCTGCAGCCGGCGCGCGTAGCATGCCACCAAGCGCGCCAGCTTGGAGAGCCCTACAACGCGCTTCGTGGGAATGTAGCCGACGTGCGCAACGCCTACGAAGGGCAGCAGGTGATGCTCACACAATGACTGGAAACGCACGCCCCGAAGAATGATCATTTCATCGTGGAGCACATCGAAGGTGGTCGAGAGGATCTGCGCTGGGTCTTCCTCGTACCCTGCCGTCATCTCCTTCAGCGCCTTCACCACGCGCCGAGGAGTGTCCTTCAGGCCGTCTCGGTCGGGGTCCTCCCCAATGAGGTGCAGCAGATCACGGACGGCTCCTGCCCCGTCGAGGGGGGAGGTGGCCACGAGCTTTAGCGAACCTGCCAGACCTTGTGCATCTGCAGCGACAGTCTCCATTCGGGATGTTCTTTCACAAGACGTATGCACCACGCAAGAGCACTCGGATCAACGTCCATGCCCCCGAAGGCGGGGGACAGAAGCTTCATCGGTGCTTCAACGCACGTGCGTGGGATCGCTTGTCCATGTCCGCGCACGTATTTGACCTCGCTGGCGGTGCGCTGCCTAATCGCATGCTCCGCGACTTTGGGCGATACGGTGATCCAATCGAGCCCGGTCGGGAGCAAGATGCTGCCGTTCGTTTCGATGGCCACATACCAGCCGACCGTCTTCAAGGCGGTAAGCAACTCGGTGTCGAGCTGTAGGCCTGGCTCGCCTCCGGTCAGCACGCAGGCCTTTGGGGCGCCTCCGTCCTCGCTCTCCCATTCGTCTCCCATCCAATCCAGCAGCTCCTCAGCAGTGACCTTGTGACCGGAGACGAACTCGGTGTCGCAGTCGAAGCCTCCAGGTGAGTCTTCTGCCGGCTCCATGCTGCAGCGCATGTTGCAGGCGCTGAAGCGCACGAACACGTTTGCGGTGCCGGCGCGTGTACCTTCGCCCTGAAGGCTAAAGAAGACTTCGTTCACGACATATTGCTTCACCATTCCACCTCGGCCGAGCAATTCTCGGTCTCCTCGAGGCGCACCTTGACCACGCGAACGTCGGTGCCATCGAGAACAGTCGGTGCAACGACTTCGAGAAGGTGCTTGGCCATGTTCTCGGCCGTGGGGTTGCCCTCGAGCACGTAGAGTTTCTGCTCAGGAATGAGCGCTAGCGCCGCCACCGCCTCCTGGTCGTCGCGCTTGACGATGAAGCCGTGGTCCCAATGCTCCTCAATCCAGCCGCCGAGTCTTTGCTTGAGCACCGAGAATTCGAGCACACGTCCAAGAGGGTCAAGGGGTCGCTGTTCGCCTTGAGCCGTGAAATAAGCGACATAGTTGTGACCGTGAAGGTTCCGGCACTTCGACTCGTGCTCATGCACGCGATGGCCGGCGCAGAACTGCACACGTCGAGTAGCGGTGACGATCATCTCGAAGTTACCTCGAAGGTCAGAGCTGGTAAGCTGTAGGGTCCGCAACACCTGCGGCGCGAAAGGCTTCCTTGCGCTCGTTGCATGAGCCGCACTGGCCGCAATGAATCTGTCCTCCCTCGTAGCAGGTCCACGTCTCCAAGAAGTTGACCCCGAGCTTACTGCCCTCGGCGACAACCTTTCCCTTCGACCAGTGCAGGAAGGGCGCGCACAGTTCAATCTTTTGCCAATCACACAGCTTCGCCGCTCGTTGCATGGTTTCCACGAACTCTGGCCGACAGTCAGGATAGATGGTGTGATCGCCTGCGTGCGCGCCATAATAGACCACGCTGCGCTTCTCCGAAACAGCGTGACCGATGGCGATGGCCAGGAAGATCATGTTGCGGTTCGGCACCACGGTGCCCTTCATGGGCTCGGCTGCAAAGTGACCATGAGGGACCTGCAGCTTCTCGTTCATCAGAGCGCTATCGCCTCGCAAAGCTGCGAATACCTTTTCGGCATCTATACACAACCAAGACACCTTCAAGCGCTCAGCCGTGCGTCGAGCATACTCGACCTCCTTGCGATGCCTCTGGTTGTAGGAGAAAGTCAGGGCGGTAACGTCTTGACCCTCAGCGAAAAGGGTATGCAGCAGCACCGCCGAGTCGATGCCCCCCGAGAGGATGATGACCGAACGCTTCTTCATAACTCCTCAGACACCTTCTGGCGTGAGCTTGCGTGACCCTGTGCCACAAGCCTGACGGTTGGAGCCATCGTCAGAACCCTGTCCGCGCGATCGTTTGAGTTTGTGGCGAGCCTCACGGTAGGCGAAGGTTCGAGCCTGGCGGTATCAGAATCGACAAGCGACAGGAGGCGACTCCCGTGCTTGCCATCACCGTAACCGGACACCGCCCGCCTCACGGTCGGAGAAGGCTCGAGCGCTTCAAGCTCAACCATCTCTTTTCTCCACTTCGCACGAGCCTTCTTCTCCAGATCAAGATACCACGCTATCTCGCAACGAAGGTCTTGCTTACTACCGCGAACGCTCATCTGGCCATAGGTGTGCCAGTTTCCGAATCTAGCGGGGCCGAGCTCCCAGCTCGTGGCGTCCACCGAATGCCACGGAAATTTCAGCATCAGTTTTTCTTGTCCGATACCGAAACCGTGTACCTTTTTCGGCCAGACCCTTGAGATGCATTGAGCGGCGACGTCGGACTTCGCCTTGCCTCGTAGCTGTGCGATGCCTCCGATAGCGATCTTCGGGTAGTCTTTTGCAATAGCAAGCAACGCATGCTCAGGTTCACCGAGGTGATAGGCAGGTATAGCCGGCACCCCTGCTTTCCACATAAATTCGGTATTAGCCAGACTGGCCTTCCAATCGCCTATCACGTCGAGCGCAAATATCTCAGTAGGCGGGTCGTGGCCAGCAAGAAGCTCAAGGCACTTATCGGTGTAATCTTCTACACGGATAGTCGCTCCGCTAGTAAATACGGAGAACGCGCCCGAGTCCAAGACCCAATCGCGATAGTGGTATGTGCTACGTTTTCTAAGAAACTCTTCCAAGTATACATAGCTAACTAAAAGCGCCGGCAGGTGCGCTTTATCAGCTGGATTTTCTAGCGTATCCATATGGTCATGGAAGAATACTAACCGAACCGAACCGAACCGAGGGCGAAATCACACACGGGCTCGCCGAACGATACGCACCAAAGCTTCGGATTCCGAAGCCGCGCCGGCGAGCATTTCAAGCTGCAGCGCTTTGCCGATTTCTTCCGCGTGCTCCTCAAGCACCTGGATTGAAAGCTCTTGCGCCGCTGCCGCTGGCTCGCGGAAGTAGCTCTCAACCGCAATTTGCTCATCGGGTTTCCACTGCGCCGATAGCAGCATATCCAATTCGCCTGCGTCAAAGCCTACTATCGGAATTTCGTTTGCGCGTAGTTTGCTAAGCGTTTCGCCCAAGGCTTCGTAGTTGAATTTGGATAATTCGCCTATGCGATTATCGGCTATCGCGTAAGAAATCGCCTCCTCGTCGCTCCAGTCCCGTCGCTTCACGACCACGAGTTGCCTGCCGTCGGTCTCGACGACTAGGGCTTTGGTTATGCCTGCATTCCGAGCAGCTTCGAGAGTTCCGTTGCCGGCGCGGACGATGCCATGCTTGTCGACCACGACCGAGCGCGCGGCTCCGAACTGACCGAGAGAGTTCGCCAGCTCATCCACGCTACGCTTGCCGTGCTCGCGCAGGTTATGGGGGTCTAGACCAATGCTAGCGATATCGACCTCGGCGACCGAGTGCTTGCTGTGAGTGCCAGCGGGCATGGCGAGTACATACCGGCTCTCGTGCCTCGGAGTCAACTACTTTTTTCAACCACCCGACACTTTGTGATAACTGCCTGATTAGATGGAAATTAAGAGGAGCTGTAACCAAACACGGTGACGGGGTGTTACGCTTTTTGTTACGTTTTCATCACGGGACTGGCTTGAAACGAAAAGAGAAAAACAAAAATGATGTCGGCGTAACAGGTTTTAGAGTCTGACCTCTTATACGTAGGCGATTTTTATGTTTCACTGATCTCGCCTCAAACCTCGTTTTGACCCCGAGCTACCTCCAATTATTTTTTTTCATTCTACCTTGTAAAGAGTACTTAGGACGTAGATGCCACGCCTGTGACGCTTTTTTTTCACCTGCAGCCATCCCACTGATTTAACGTCGACGTAACAGCTCAGAGCGAGCTTTCACGTTTCTCTACTTTTTTCAGAGGTCTGTTTTTTCCATCCACGTACCATTAAGCCCCCCACCCGGGAGCACCTGCTCAGGTCTCGTCACCCGCGTTCGCATCGGGGCCGGTGCAAGGACCGGCCTCAGATTTTTTTATGAGGTCTTCGCGGAGGGGGGCTCGAGGCGTTTCGGACTCTCCGTCGTTGACTCTCTCTTGAGGATCCTGTTAGGTTCCGGCCGCGCCGCACCGCCGCTGAGGAGCAGTCATGTTCGTTTACACGACCTGGAACGAGGCACACGGCCTGCGTTGGATACCGGCGGCGCTGACCCAACGAGGCGGATACACCAATAACTCGGTCGAGAAAGCTGTTCAACTGTTAGCAGACTTCTTACCTAAGGTCCCTCCCCACGTGGCCGAGCACTACCGGCACCGCAAAGGAGGCTGGCCTAAAGCCTATGGGCGCAGCACCGTAAAGCGCTGGATATCGGATAGCTACAAGCCGCTTCTATGGCTACTAGCAGAAGCCATGGAGTGTCAAAGCCCGCAGCAAGCGCTTAAGCTGTTAGGGCAATGGTTAGATGACGGTCTCAATCCTGCAGCGGAGGATATCGAACCGAGGGCAGCTTATGTTGCCGTCTTCGCAAAGCTCTGCATGCTCTATGATGAATATGTTCTTACGCTGGCAAACGCTAAAGCGTCTTGCTACGACGGCATTGCCTTGCAGGTGAGTTAAACCTACAACCCAGCCTCGCTCGGGGGTTTTCATGGCAACAAGGGACCTAACCTTCACGTTCTTCACCAGCCCCTTCGATAGGCAAGCCAAGCCGATATCTGCACCGTGGGCAGAATGGAGGGAAGTGCTCACGAAGCACGAACTGCGAGGAGGTCCCGAAGATTCAGACCATATCGCCATGCTGACTCAACGCAAGACTGGCCCTTGCGTGATGCTTGGCGAAATGCCGGCCGGGCTCCCACGGGCCAACAAACACGTCATTGCCGCACATGCCATGGGCCTCGACATCGAGGATTGCACCGAACAGCAGGTCGCCGACATCTGCAAGAAGCTGGCTCGGTGGGAATGGATCCTGGCCACAACCCACAAACACGGGGCCATCGCCGCCCACGAGGACCCCGACAAGCGCTCACGTGTCCGTGTCGTGCTGCCGCTGCAGGAACCCATACCGAAGAAGCTGCACAAGTTCGCGTGGGAGGCGTTGAACAGCTTGTGTCAAAGCCTTGTCGACAAGCAAACCAGAGACATCTCTCGGCTGTTCTATCTTCCGAGCACTTTCGACTTGACGAAGGCGTTCAGTTTTCATAACGAAGGACTTTGGCTTGACGCGCAACAGCTCGTCGGCTTCTCTCTCTTGGAAGCAGGGTCGGCAGCCGTTTTCCCCGAGGCGGCTGTCGACTCTGCCCGTTTGTCGAAAGAGCTGTTCGACCTCCGTCGAGGCCTGAGGACCATCGACAAGAACGAAGTCACGCCTTCCGGCACACACCTGAAACCGATCCTTCAACTGCTGCTCGCCGGCGAACCTTTTGCCGACAAAGGTCATCGCCATCAAACCATTCTCGATCTCACCTTGTTCATGGCGTGGCGGTTTCTAAAGAAGAAGCTCAGCACCGAAGCTATTCGCATCCTCTTCACCCCCTCGATTGCGGCCATGACCGCGGTACACCCCGAAGACCCGCCCACAATCGAAGAAGTCGTTACGGCTTGGGAAGGCGCTGCGGGCAAAATCAACGTGAGCGAGCAGCAATACGCGGCCGAGAAAGACGCGGAACAAGCCGAACAAGCGCTCGAGTATCAGCTCGAGAATCGAAACCAGATTCCTTACACGAACGAAGACCTTTGTCGAATCGCCGTCGTGGCAGGTATTTCCCACGAACCCGCCGAAGCGGAGCAGGCGCTCAACAAGCGCTGGATTCTTCAAGCCGGAGAAGCCTCCTATTACCTGCTGCACGAATCCGGCAACTACAAAGGACCGTACGGTCCTTCGCAGGGACGCACGGCTGCCGTCGAGTTGCTGGCTCGCGCGCCGGTGCGGCTCAACGAACTCTCGCCCAAAGGCTGCCGACGTCGACCGCTGCAAGAACTGGCCGAGGATTACGGCACCGTCAGCAGCTCTACTGTTCTCGACCTCACCCTCGACTTCACCCACTTCGACGAAAAATCCCGCATTGTCTACGAGGCCGCCAGGCCGCATCGCCCCGACATTCTTCCTGTCTACGATCCCCACATCGAAGCTTGGCTGCGCGTGTTCTGCGGCCGCGCGTTCGAGAAGGTCTGCGACTGGATGGCGTGCGCACCCGATCTCAACAAGCTGCTCTGCGCCTTGTACCTCTCCGGTCACACCGGCGCGGGGAAGACCTTGTTCGGCCAAGGTCTAGCACACCTCTGGAGCGAGACACCCGGCAAGTTCGATGCAGTGACCAGCAATTTCAACGAGGAGCTTCTGCGCTGCCCGTTGGTCCTCGCCGATGAAGACCTGGGAACCCCCACCTCATGGAAAACGGACGTCTCCGGCGAGCTGCGCAGCATGCTGTCCACACTCGAACGTACCGTGACTCGCAAATACCTTCCCCCTGCAGCCATGCGAGGCGCCGTGCGGATGGTCATTGCTGCCAACAACGACCTCCTTCTCGCCAGCCGCTCGAGCCTCACCAATCAAGACCTCGAAGCCATGGCGCAGCGCTTTCTCTACATCAGAGTCACAAAAGACTCGACCGACCTGTTGAACGATATTCCCACCGACACCAAGAACTATTGGCGCTCTAGGGGGATCGCTCAGCATATGCTCTGGCTCTCGCAGAACAGGGAGGTAAAGCAGACTCGGCGCTTCTGGGTCGAAGGCGATGTGAGTTCCATGCACCGGCTGCTCACCATATCTAGTGACTGGTCCAGCAAGGTTTGCGAGTGGCTTGTGCGCTTTCTCCTGAACCCCAAAGTTTACAGCAACCGCAACGACGGTCTTGTGCGCGTAGGCAAGGGACGACTTTTGATCAACGAGCAAGCCATCGTCGACGGCTGGAAGCTCTACCATCCCGACACACGAATCGAGCCCGAGACGGCAAAAATCGGCAAGGCGTTGCGGGCTGTCTCTGAGGAAAAACGTGTCCAGCTCAGATGGCGTGGTTCGCACATTCGATATCGTGACATCATGACTGAAACGTTGTTTGCGTGGGCTGACTTGCACGGCATCGGTGACCGCCACACCCTTCTGCGAGGCCTATGGGGAGACGAACAGGCACCGAGGGAACCGGGAGAAGACGAAGACGGCGGCAACGTCACCGACGACCTGGCCAGCATCCCTGCCCTCAACTCCGTCGAGGAGCCTTTTTGATGCTTGTGCACTGGCTGAAGAAACTGTATTGGAGTCTGCTGGTTCGCTGGCAGGTGTATCGACTGGTTCATGGGCTCGAAGAAAGGGACAGTCATGCCTCTCGTTAACGAACAGCAGCTCGAACCGTGCAAAGGTCCAGAACCGGGAAAGCTGTGCTTGCGAGGTCTTCACCACCTCGCCGACCCCGCCATCAGAGGCTACGACGGGCTTTGGCGCTGCACCGCCTGCAATACCGTTCACACCGAGAAGGTTTTTCAGGAAGCAGGTCAGAGCGTCCCGAACCCCGGTGATGAAGCCAAGATGCTCCCTGTCGAAGGCCGCACCTTCGAGGACAAGCGCAGGTCGGCACTGCTGGCACGCATCGCTCGCGAGAGCATCCAGGGTGGCCGGTTCACCATACCGACGCCGGTCGCCGCACGTCCGGGAGACCCCCGCGACCTTCGCTCCCTGATGCAACAGCGCCGCGACGAGCCTTCAGAGACAGAGGAGCAGCGCCGTGCACGCATCTTTCAGAAGTACAGTGTGAAACGGGGGCCGGCATGACGCTCAGCCATGATGACACGAATCACTTGATCGACAGCCTGCGGCGGTCGTTGCTGTACCAAACGCCCGTGCCGATCTTCGTGATGCCCAACGATCCTCCGGACCACTTTCTCGTTCGCATCAAGCGCGAGCACTACGCCGACATTATGAGCTTGATCGGCCGCGCGGGCGGATGGGAGCTGAACAACCGGCAGAAGCTCGAGGTCTTGCGCAAGCACGAGGAGCGCGCACGCCGCGCCTACGGGGACGGCGTGAATTACGATTTCGGAGACTTGCCCCGCGCCGACCTGTTGGTCATGTTCCAAGAGACGTCGGGCATTGCGGAGTTTGCAATGTTCCATGAAGCCTTGGCATGCGCCCTCACACAAGCTCAGGAGCCCGTGCAATGATCACCGACCTCGACATCGAGCACTGGTTCACCTACCACAAGCCGCTATCGACCCAGGTGCCGAAGTACGAAGCCCTCCGCGACGCTGGAAAGGCTTTGGCCAAAGCCATTTTGAAAAACACCCCCGAGGGAGCCGACCAAAGCGCGGCCATCTGCAAGGTCCGTGAAGCCGTCATGACGGCAAACGCCGCCATCGCCTGCACGCCGGCTTTCGAGGACAAAACATGAACACGTTCGACATGATCAAGAAACAGCTCGTCACGATGGGCGCTGACGGCTTGTGCAATAGCGAAACCGAGTGCGGCTGCACGCTCGCGGACTTCGCGCCCTGCGAAGAAGGTCATACGATGGACTGCGAGGCGGCCCAGCGCACCGCCAGTGAGGACACGTGCGAGGACGGCAACTGCTACAATCATATGATCCCGTTCGAGACACCCCTTGACCCCCTCTGAAATGGCCCAGGCGGTCCAAAAAGCCCTCAATCACGACTTCGACACCGTGGCTTTCGTGCTGCCTCGAAAGCCGAGTGGACTACACATGCGGCTCGACGGGCGGGGTAGTCCACTCGGCGAGGTGATGTGCGTGAATTGCGACAAGCACACGGTCGCAAGGTTCGATACGCTTGAAGTCCTGGCGTGGCTGCAGCGACAGGGATTCGTTGACGTTGACGTGCGTACATGACCGTCCACGTCTCGCCTACTCAGATAGCTCTGTACGATGCTTGCCCTCGGAAGTGGGCCTATCGCTACATCGAAGGGCTCAAGGAGCCCGAGACCGAGCAGCAGGTCGAGGGTATTGAAGGACACGCACGCGTCGAAGCTTTGCTCAAGCACGGACAAGAGCCAGGGAACGACAAGCTGGGGAAGCTCATCAATGCCGCGCGCCGGCCGGGATACCTGCCCCTCCCCGATTCTTCGTTGCTGTTGGAGCAGGAGTTCTTCCTGCCTTTGGAGGAGGGCTCCGAGTTCGTCGGCTTCATCGACTGCCTGGTCCCTCCCGAGAACGGTGTCGCGGTCGTTATTGACCACAAGTTCGTGTCCAATCTCACGTGGGCTAAAACACCCATTGAGCTTGCGGGAGATCCTCAAGCCATCGCCTACGGCAGAGCCGCTGTGGAGTTCTTCCCCGAGGCCGAGCGTGTTGAGTGTCGTTGGCTCTACTATCAGAAGGGCAGCAAAAAGGTGCTACCCGTCAGCTTCACGACCACGGCGCGAGAAGCACGTTACGCCTGGGAAGGTTTGAAGCTCAAGGCTTCGGTCTTGGCGAATCTGAGAGTGGCGGCGCCTCATCCCGAAGCCGTGCGAGGCAACGAATCGGCATGCGTCAGTTATGGGGGCTGCCCCTATCGCTCAAAATGCTCCATCGGATCTGCACTTGGTTCGTTCCCTAAAAATTTCTTTACTTCGAGCGAAGGATTTAGTACAAGCTCCTTCCCTCGTTCAACTGCGCAAGGAGTAAAAGATACCATGGGACTTCTAGACCAGCTCAACGCTATGCGAAGTAAAGCAGCACCGGCTCAAGCAGCACCGGCTCAACCAGCACCGGCTCAAGCAACTCCGTCGCTGCAAGACATCATGAAATCGAAGGGCGCCAAGGGTGTGAATCCTCCGCAGGCGGTACCCGCAGAGACCGTTTCCAACGTGCTTGAGGCAATGCGGACGCCGACAACGGTCGTGGCAGCGACAGCCAAGCCTCTGGGCCTACTCGATAGCTTGAAGGCGAAGCAGACGGCGGCTCAGACTCCGGCGCAAGCACCTGCACCAGCGCAAGCGGCTCCTGTTCACGCGACGCCTGCGGCACTTGCTCCTGCGGTCGTGATGACGGCAAAGGCCCAACCATCGACTGCCAACGGACAGCTCTCGGTCATCTTGCAAGCCGCTGTGCTCAAGTATCCCAACGGCAAGGAACGACCTGTTCAGCTTGTTGAGCTGTTGGAACCGCTCATGCAGCAAGTCGCCGACGGCGCCGGCAAGGCGCATTGGCTGATGATTCCGTACAACGAAGGCAAGGCAGGTCTGGCCTACGCCTTCGATCGTTGGCTCACCGAATCCGCGTGGAAGGGCACCATCCTTGTGGACCCGTTCACCGAGGAGGCCAAGGCGGTTCGCGAAGTGCTTTACAAGCACGCGGACGTTCTGGTTCGCGGTTTGGCCTAAGCCGTGGTCAGGATAGCAGCGGGCCTGGGAGACTCGGGCGCGCGGCTGTTGGGACAGATTCAGAGCAACAAGCGAGACACGTTCTTGCGTGCCGTCGTGTCGAGCGGTGCTATAGAAGATGCCCATGCCGCTTCGGCCGTGTCGAAACTCATTCGACACTACGGTGTCGTCCGCAGCAACGAGTTCGAGCGCATCGCAAAGCTCCCGCGCCGCGAATGGGAGAAAGACCCTTCCATCGAAGAAGCACGCGCGGGCTTGGAAGAATGGCTTCGGCTGCCGAACAGCGTCATGCGCTTGTGGGACACGCAAGTCGTGGCGCTCATTGAGATGGTCACGACGGGAGGCTTCTTCGGCCCCATCGGTGTCGGCCGAGGGAAGGCGCTCATCAGCTTGCTCGCTCCCGTGGTCCTCGGTGCCGAGCGGCCGCTGTTGCTCGTGCCGGCACAGCTCCGCGACCAGACTCTTCGCAAGGTCATTCCCGAGATGCGCAAGCATTGGAGGCTGCACAGCGGCCTGCAGGTTCGTGGCTACAGCGAACTGAGTCTGGCGAAGAACAAGGACATGCTCTTTCGACTCAAGCCCGACCTCATCGTGCTCGACGAAGCGCATGCGGTCAAAGCTCCTTCAACCGCTCGAACGAAGCGGTTGAAGGAATACCTGCGCGAGAACCAGCAGGTCAGAGTCGCCGCGATGTCTGGCACCGTGACGCGCAAGAGTTTGAAGGACTATTGGCACCTCCTGCTCTGGGCGCTCAAGGGCGGCTTGGCACCAATGCCGCGCACGTGGCGTGAGATGGCGTGCTGGGCCGATGCCCTCGATGCAGATGTTCAGGTCCGCGCCGAACCAGGAGCGCTGCTCGAGCTCTGCGACCCCGCCAATCCCAAGGAGACGGCAAGGGACGGATATCGGCGACGCTTGGTGCAGACCCTCGGTGTCGTGGCTACCAGCGAGAGCGAGCTAGGGGTCTCGCTGTCGATCCTTCGCAGACCCTTGCGCCTGCCGGATGACGTCGGGCGCAAGCTCGCGCAGATGCGCGCCACCTGGGAGACGCCGAACGGCGACACGATTACCGAGGCCGTAGAGCTTTGGCGGCATGCACGCGAGCTGGCTTGTGGGTTTTTCTACAAGTGGCAGCCCCCTGCGCCTGAAGACTGGCTTGAAGCTCGTAAAGCCTGGAAGCGCTACGTGCGTGACACGCTAGAGCACAATCGCCGAGGTCTCGATAGCGAGCTTCTGGTCGCCGGAGACGCCGAGCGCCAGGATCCGCAGCCTTCGGCATGGCGCGAATGGCGAGAGATCCGCGACAGCTTCAAACCAAACACGGTGCCTGAATGGCTTTCTGACTTCGCCCTCGAAGACGCCATTTCGTGGATGCGCGACCGCGAACGCGACGGCGAGGGCGGCATCTGCTGGATTGAGCACATCGCTGTCGGTGAACGTTTGGCCGCGCTGAGCGGTTATCCCTACTTCGGAGCCGGCATGGGAGCCTCGGCCAACATCCTTGATGCTCGCGGCCCTGTCATCGCCAGTATCCGTGCGCACAGCGAAGGCAAGAACCTGCAGCACTGGAGCAAGAACCTGCTCGTGTCCTGCCCTCCGAGCGGTAAAACGTTCGAGCAGCTGCTTGGGCGCACGCACCGCCCCGGTCAACTCGCCGACGAGGTGTGCTGCGAAATCTACCTGCACACCGACGAGCTTGCTGCCGGCTTCGACCGCGCTCGAGCCGACGCCCGGTATATCGAGGAAACCACGGGGGCACGACAGAAGCTCTTGTATGCGAACGTCGATGTTTGAAAGAGGTAACGAATGCCTTTGAAGCTCGAGAACACCTGTCCCGAATGCGACGGATGGAAAGGCGAGGACTATGATGTTTGCCGGGACTGCGCGACAGAGGAGCGCGAGCGCCAGCAAGAGCCTGTGGGTATCGCCTTCCACACTCGCCGCACCGAAACGCTCAAGGCCGTCCTGTTCGAGATCACGCCCGGCTTCATGGGGCAGAAGGTATGGATCCCCAAATCAGTATTGCTCTCTGAAGGAAGAGACCTTACAGGAGAGCAGAGGTTCTACGTGCCCGCTTGGTTCGCCGAGAAGGAAGACCTGGCTTAGGCACCGCACAAGGCGCGAACGCGCAAGGAGTTTTGAATGTCTATGTTCGCTCAAAGAGTCGCAGAAGCAACCCCCAACGATAACACGGGTATTTTCTTCGAGCAGGGTAACTACCCTCTGGTCCAGCTCGACCAGTTCAAGTTCTTTCAGAGCACGAAGCCGGGAAGGGAAGGGGTGGAGATGGTTGCGCTCGTGTTCGATATCATTCAGAGCAATGTCCCGTCGCGCCCTGCAGGCACGAGAGGAGTGAGCCAGATTCTCAACTCGCTGCACGCTCCCTCGGCCGACGATTGTAAGAGGTTCATCAACGCCTTGTTCCCGAGCGTGGCTTCGGCGCAAGCGTGGTTCGGAAAGCTTGTTGGCAGACCTTTGACAGACGATGAACTGGCTTCGGTGCTCAGTATCGAAGGCATGTCATCAGTTGGACAGCCGGTGCGTGGACGGCTGCTGAAGTTGGAATGCTTCACGAAGGTCAGCCAGAAGACTGGCAAGGAGTTCACCAAGCATTGGTGGTATCCGGTCGCGGACGAGACTCAGGCGAAGGCTGCCGAGCTGCGAATCGCGGCCGGTATTGGGACTCACGAAGAGATTCCCTTCTAAGCACATTTTTTGCGAACGCCGGCTTGCTAGGCGTGACAGCGCGGAGAGACGCGCATTTCAAAAGGCTCTTGCGTGATAACAGCTTTCGATACCGAAACGCACCTGTTCAAGCCAGGGAGCATGGCGCCGCCCATAGTATGCGTGAGCGAGTCAACCGAGATGACCGCTACGCTCTACGACCGGCAGGAAGGGCTCGGGCGTTTGATCGAGACGCTACAGCAGGCAGGCGAGAAGGAGTCCGAGCTGCTCGTCGGTCACAACATTGCTTACGATCTGGCGTGCGCCTTGAACTACGATGGAGAGCTTCAAGGCGCCGTCGGTCGCGTGGTCTGGCGCGCCTACGACAACCTCGCCGTGCAATGCACGCGCATTCGAGAGCGCTTGATTGACATCGCACGTGGCAGCCGGTTCACGGAAGACGCGGAGGGAGAGCTGCACCGCAAAGGTCACAGCCTTGCGGAGATCGCCAAACAACGTATCGGCCTCACTTTGGACAAAGAGACCTGGCGGCTCAACTACCAGTCCCTCGACGGCATGCCGCTATGGCAATGGCCCCAGGGCGCTAGAGAATACGCGCTCACCGATGCGGGGGTCACTTATTCGGTGTGGGAGCATCAGGAGGCCGAGGTCAAGCGGACATTGTACGGCGGCAGGCCCTACGATATGTGGACCGCCGAGTGTGGCAGGCAGGCCGCCTACGCCTTCGCGTTTCAGCTCATGCGTTGCTGGGGCCTCACGACCGACCAAGCCCGCGTGAGGGAGCTGCGCGGCCGGCTGGCCCAGACGATTTCAGAAAAGCACCGAGTCCTGCTACAAGCGGGATTGGTCGATCCCAAGAAGGGATCGAAGAAGCTGGCAGCCATCCGCGACCTTGTGGAGAAGACGTGGGCAGGCGAAGGCGAGGTGCCTCTCACTCCCAAGCACTCGATTCAGACCAGCGCAGCGGTGCTGGAGCAATGCGACCACCCCGCGCTCGATGCTTTGATCGAATACGCGCACGCCGAGAAGCAGCTTGGCGCCTTCGTGGAGAAGCTCGAGGCAGCAGGTTCTTTGCCGATCCATGCCGACTATGACGTGCTCGGGGCGAACACGGGGCGCACGAGTGCGCGACAACCTGCGATTCAACAGCAGCCTAGAGAGCCTGGCGTGCGTGAGTGCTTCGTGGCCCGTCCTGGCAGGGTCTTCGTCGCCTGCGACTTCGATAACCAAGAGGTACGCACGTTCGCCCAAGTCCTCACGAGGACGGTCGGTCGGTCTCACCTGGCCGAGCAGTTTCAACAAGACCCCGCGTTCGATGCCCATACCGCGTTCGCCGCGCATCTTCTCAAAATCGAGTATGCCGAGGCACTGGCTCGCAAGAAGGCCAAGGATGCCGACATGCTCGCGTGGCGCCAGAGAGCCAAGGCATGCTTCCATCCTGACACGGAGATTCTGACCCGTACTCGAGGATGGCAGAGGATAGGGCAACTCACTTACGAGGACGAGGTAGCTGCTGCCTATCCTCAACGTGACGGCGAATGTGTGATTGCCTGGGAACGACCTACGGCTTTGACGCGAAGAAAAGCACCTACGGGCGAGCTTGTGCATCTCAAGAACAAAGGTATCGACCTAAAGGTTACTCCCGACCATCGTATGCTAGGGTTTCGCCAGAACGGCGACCCCTATGTCACGACACCTGAAAAGCTGCCCAAGGCGAGATACTGGGCGGGGGCAGGTGTCATGAGCGCGGGGACTTTTCCAGGAGGTGAACAGGACTGGTCGATGCTACGGCTGGCAGTAGCTGTTCAAGCTGACGGTAGCTTCACTCGTTCAGGGATTCGTCTCGGCTTCACCAAGACTCGCAAGATCGAACGCATGCGGGAACTGCTGAAGGGTGTAGAAGGTTGGACCGAATCTCGACCGAGACTTGTGACGAACTTCTATCTCTCGAAGACACTGTCCATCCGAGTGCGCCGCTTGCTCACTGTGGACAAGACTTTACCGCAATGGTGGATCAATCTACCTCTGCGGCACCGCGAGATGATTCTCGAAGAAGCGAGACATTGGGATGGATCCGTTCGCAAGGAAGGACGGCGCTTTGTCTATTCGACCACCAAGAGGCAGAATGCCGATGTTCTTCAGGCAATCGCTGCCTTGTCCGGTCACAAGTCGAGACTGACGCTTGACCACAAAGCTCAAGGAAAGCACGCGGCCGTTTGGAAACTGTCTATCGGAGACCACTCGGCAACGCGGGGGGATGCTCTTGAACCCACTCGGCGCAAACACCGAAGCGAAGTTGTGTGTCTCTCTGTACCGTCGTCATTCGTGCTTGTTCGCGACGGGGGCATTCCTGTCGTGACCGGACAGTGTATTTTCGGAATACCGGGAGGCATGGGCGTCAAGACCTTTCGGCTGTACGCCAAAGGCTACGGGCTCAGTCTCACGTTGCAGGAAGCGGAGGAGTTGAAAGCCCAGTATTTCGCGTTCGAGCCTTGGGCCAAGGAGTATTTTCAAATCATCGGCAACCTCACGGAGAACGGCGAGGCGACCATGCAGCAGCTCTACTCCGGCCGGCTGCGGGGAGGCTGCACGTTCCCGTCGGCCGCCAATACCTTGTTCCAAGGGCTCGCCGCTGACGTGAGCAAATCGGCGCTCTGGGACGTCACGAAAGCCTGCTACGGCGCACCTGGTACCGAGGGATCGCCTCTCGGAGGCTGCCGTCCCGTGGCGTTCTTGCACGACGAGATTCTGCTCGAGGCTCCTGAGGAGTACGCGCATGAAGCGGCTGTTGAGCTGGCGCGCGTCATGTGCGCGGCGATGGAGGAGCTGACACCCGATGTTCCCGCCCGCGCGTCGCCGACGCTCATGCGCCATTGGAGTAAGAAAGCCGAGGCGGTCAAAGACGCCGACGGCCGCCTCATACCTTGGGAGGATGCAAAATGACTTTTGCTCAAGCCGCACCTGTCGAAAGCCCCTGGGAGCAGGCGAAGGCGTTGTGCTACGCGTCGACCAGCGTTCGGTGGATTGCGTGTCGTGCGGCGCTTGGGCGCGAGTTCCAGACCTGGGAATTTCTGACCTGGAGTTCCGCCCGATGGCGGGAATTTTGCGGGCTTCAGGGTTGTCGCGACTCCTGCGCCCTTTACGACAAGCTGAAGGGCGAAGTGCATTCCACGTATGACCGCTGGCTCAAGCTGCACGTAAACGAGGGCGTGCCGGCGCATTGGACGACTCCATGACCACGATCAAGCCCTGTCCGTATTGCGACAAGAGCACGGGCATTCGCATCTACAGCGCCTTAGCTGCGGCAGCCTTTGGTGAGCCTCGCGGCTCGGTGCACGAGAGCTGCGAGGAGCAAATCGTTGTGACCTTGCGCGGCCTCGGAAGCAACCCTGTCTTGTGGCCGGCGGCGATTCAGCACTTGGTCAAATATGGGGCGTGGCCGTGAGCATGCCGCCACCGATGCGCGTGGAGATTTCAGCTCGCGTGTTCGCCTACGCGACGCTGACCACGTTGCTCGTGGCGCTGGCGCTGTCTCTCGTGTTCGGCCTGTTCGCCTACTCAACCATGCGGGAGGCGCTGCTCACGCGCGAGGTGTTAGAGCAGGCTCAGGCACGCGCCACCAATTGCGAGGTGATGGTCATCCAATCGAGGGCCAAGCTCGAGCAGGTGAACGAGCTTTTCGAGACCGTCGGCGTGCGGCGCCGGTCGCAGAACGGAATAGGTGGACCGTGAAGCAGGTGCGAATCTTGTGCACTTACTGCCGCAAGGCCAAGGCGCTTGACCAGCCGTGTGGCTGCGAAGGCGAGATCGCAACGCAAGAGCGAACGCAAGTTGTCGCACGACCTCTGAAGGCAAACGCCTTCGACCAATATCAGCAGGAGGTAAAACGGACGTGGGTGAGTGGACAGGGAGAGCTGCACCGCAAGGGTCACAGCCCTGCGGAGATCGCCAAACATGGCGTTTCTGAGGGCATAGCTATTGCCACCCTCGGTCTCGCGGGCGAGACGGGGGAGGTGGCGGACCTCGTGAAAAAATGGCTAGGGCACGGGCACGCATTGGAGCGAACCAAGCTTCTGCTCGAGCTTGGAGACGTGCTCTGGTATCTAGGGGCGTTGACAGCCATGCTCGACGTAGACCTGTCGGAGATCGCCCGGCTGAACGTACAGAAGTTGCGCGAGAGATATCCGCAAGGCTTCGACGTCGAGAGATCGAAAGCGAAAGAGCGATGAGGCCCTGCTGGCTAGCGGGTGGCACTGTACTGCATGCTTTCGCACAGGGGCATTGGCAAAAAAGTCTTTGCGGCCGGCCGGGAGGCTCTTGCTGGCCGCCTCGTGAACCGTTGCCGCATTGCAAGCTCTGCTTAGCGGCTGCGAAGAGGCTGCCGTGACCGTGCTCTGGCTCGCTGGCCCAACAGCGCTTCATGCTTTCGTGGAAGGGCAATGGGTGAAGGCTTTGTGTGGACAGCCTGGGCCTTCGTGTGGCGCGGTCGTGAAGAAAATGCCTCGCTGCAAACGCTGCGTGTCCATCGCGAAGATCCTGCCATGACCGTCATCGGCATCGACCCTGGAGGTCTCTCGTTCGGTTGGGCGCTTCTGGAAGATGGCAAGCTGCGACGCTGCGGTTGGGAGTTCGACAAGGGCCGCTCTGAGCTTGCTTGGAGTCTGCACACGTGGGTCGCTGAGCTCGAGCCTAGGGGGCCGTCGTTCGCCATTATCGAAGTGCCGAAGGTCTACCAGCAACGGCAATGGAAGGGCAACCCTGCGGACTTGATCCAAGTCGCCGTGACGGCCGGTATGGTGGCTCAGGCGCTCATGCAACAATTCGTGATCGAGCTTGTCGAGCCTCATGCATGGAAGGGCTCCAGGCCGAAGGACGTGCACTGCGCCTCGGTGCTCAGGCAGCTCGATGCGCAGGAGCGCGAGCACATCACTCATTGCGGCGTCGCCAAGAGCCGGCTGCACAACGTCATCGACGCCGTAGGTCTGGCGCTCTGGCGCGTCAAGAAAATCGGCGCCGCGGTTGAGGAGTAGCGTCGCGAAGCGCTATATACTTGACTTCAGCGACAAGAGCCGTACGCCCACCTCCTCGCGTTTCCCTATTCTTTCCCTGTAAAGACTTGACTTCAGCGACATGAGCTGTACGCCGATCTTCTCGCGTTTCCCCCTTCTTTCCCTGTAAAGACTTGACTTGTTACGCTCAATGTAGTATGTGGGAAACCGCGTAGATACGCACTATATAAAGGAGGCAGTGAAAAATCGTACGTTTGGTGAAAATAAACTTGACTCTCTACATTGTGTGTAGTATCTTTTGATTATGAACAACAAAACAAACAGGGAGAGAACGATGAACACGGCGAAGAAAATTGCAGAGATGTTTGACAATGATGGCGAGAGATTCACATCGCTAACAGGCGTTAGCCTGGGAACCGCTTGTAGTGATGCGGGTGCCAAAAAGGAGCGTAGCCCCCAGGGGGATACTCGATGGACGTTCGAGGATGGCTCGATAATTACCTCGAACCGGTTTGCGTGGGATTTCGGCTACGGCTGCTGCTGGGGCTGGAGCGGGGCTGGCAACAGTCATTCAGCAGACTGTGCTGAATACGACAATGGTTGACGCCGAAACGGGGGACCGCCCCCGTCGCCAGGTAGCTCCTGGCCTGATGAGGTTTTTCCGAGGTCGCTCCTCGCTCAACAGGAGAACTACCGTGCAATCAAATCTGGTGAAAACGCTCAAGGCCGAGATCAAGATGCTGGAGAAGAACCTGGCGGTACTGCACAAGGCGCTCACCCTGTTCAGCGACAAAGCCCCCAAGGACGACACCGAGGAGGAAGAGAAGAAGCCGCAAGGCAAGATTCGCGCGAAAGGCACCAAGGGCACGACCGGCCGCAAGTTCAACAGCCTGTTCGCCTCCGAATCTGCGCTGGAGAAATGGGCAAAGAAGAATGAAGCCACGGTCGATGAAGTCGCCGAGGCGTAAACCGAAACGCGCGTTACCGAAACGCGCGTCGCCAGGTAGCGCCTGGCCTGATGAGGCACGCGAGGCAGCTCCTCGCAACCCAGGGAGAGAATCATGTATCAGCCATCGGAAGAAACCGCGGGTAGAGCACGGGCGGTGCTTGCCAGCAAAATCGACACGGGGCGCACGAGTGCGCTCGACCTGTTCGACCGCGTGCACCGCGAGGCGCCACGGGACACCGTCCTCAGTGGCCAGGCGCTGCGCTTCGAGCCGGGCGACAAGGAGCTGCGCCTGGGATTCGGCACCGTGCGCCTCGGTGTGCACAAGCACGCGCTGGGGCAGATGGCCCAGCGCGCCGGCATCCCAGGAGCCTACCTCGCCGACCTGGCCGAGGCGGGCGGCTGGCAGGGGGAGTTGGCGGCCGAGGTGCTGAACCGCCACTATCACCAGGGCCAGTCGACGGCGCGGTTCTTGGTCCGTGAGGTCCAGGAGCAGGCGCGCGGCTTTCTGTCGAACAGGTATCGCCGGCTGGATAGCCGGCCGCTCCTCGAAGCTTTCGCGGAAGAATGTCAATCCGTCGGCGCGATTCCCGTAGAGGGCACGTGCTCGGACACTCGCGTGGCGCTCAAGGCCCTCGTGCCTCAGGTGTACGAGCCAGTTCCGGGCGAGGTCATGGCGTTCGGGGTTGAATGGCACAACAGCGACTTCGGTGCGGGCTCTCACGCTCTGAGAGCCTTCATGCTCCGCGTCGCCTGCCTCAACGGCGCCACGATGGAGAACTCCCTGGCCCAAGTGCACCTCGGCGGCCGGCTGGGAGAGGACATCGAGCTGTCGCAGCGCACCTACGAGCTGGATACCAGGACCAGCATCAGCGCCTTGCGTGACGTGGTGCGCGGGGTCCTGGCGCCCCGCAAGATCAAACAGCTCTGCGCCGGCATCCAACGGGCGCACGAGCACAAGGTCGAGTGGAAGCACATCAACTCAGCTATTGCCAAGAAGCTGCTCAAGGGCGAGCTGCAAGCTGCCAAGGAAATTTTCGAATCCGACGATATCGTGAACTTGCCGGCAGGTAACACCACGTGGCGCGCCAGCAACGCGCTCTCATGGATCGCTGGCAAGGTCGACAACCCCGACCGCAAGCTCGAGCTGCAGAAGCTCGCCGGGCAACTCGTCAGCGGCCGGCGCGAGGTTGAGACCGTACAGTAGCCGAAACGCGCCACGGCGGCGCGTCGCCAGGTAGCGCCTGGCCTGATGAGGTTTTTCCGAGGTCGCTCCTCGCAACCAAGGGAGAGAGTCATGCGCATACCGACGGTTCATCTGAACGGTACGAGCGGGGCGGAGCTTCTCGTGCAGCTCCAATATGCAACGGAAGCGCTGCGAGCCGCTGAACATGCGCTCGAGAGAGCAGCCCCTAATGGACGCGATTATTACGTCCAAGATGAAGGCGCCTTCGAGCAAGCACGGCGCGAACACGGGAGCCGAGTCTTACGGCTGGCCGAGGTGCGCGAGGAGCTGGAGCAGATTGCACAAGCTGTCTATGAGCAGGGTCTCCGGCCGTGAGGTCTTTACACGCAATGTACCTTACTGTATAGGTACACTCTTTCTGGAGGCATCATGGTCATCAATGCGCCGAAGGTCACGAAAGCCGGGCTTCCCGACCTGCGTTCCATCGCCAGGCATCATCGACTCGCGAAGATGCGGCTGTACCTACAGAAACCGCGTAGCGTCGAGGAGATCGCCAAGCACCTGAGGGTGACAGGGCGGGCCGTTCACTTCCTGTTTGACGCGCTCCAGGAGGACAGCGTACTTGCGCGTCTGGGCGGCAAGTCAAACGGCAGATACGTGATCCTGCCATGAGCGCGACAGAGCACGTGCGTCGAATGGCGCGCGCCTACTTGGCAGGCGCCGAAGACGGCACTGTCGGTGTCGCGTTCGTCGACGTGTCACGACCTGAAGGTTTTTTTGATTGTTACTATCAGGGGTTCAGCGTCGCTCTCGGTCGCTGCGCCTGCTGCTATCCTTGGTACATGCACGAAGACCAGGATACTTGCCGGCTCTGCGGCTTCTCTCGAAAGTCGTGAGCACGCAATTGTCGTCATGTTCTTGGCACGGGCGCTTCTCGCCCACCCAGTTTCTAGGGCTGTGCCCACAATGCTTAGCGGCATGACCTTCACATCCAGGAGATAAGAATGCCCCCAAAGAAGAAAGTCGTAACGGAGCTGACAACGATTCCACCTCGCAAGGAGGTCGACGAGTTCATCCAGGCGAGCATAGGGGAAGCCGAACAGGTGCTCGCCTTCCTTGAGCAGGTCACAATCACCCAGTCGGCTGAGCGCGAGTTCGCCAGCAACGCTCTCGCCGAAGTCGCGCAGCGCCATGACATCATCGACAAGAAGCGCCTCTCGTGGGTCGGGCCGCTCAAGGCGGTCACGTCGGATATCGACGCTACTTTCAGGCCGGTAACAGCCGCTCTCAAACGCGCCACCGAGATTCTGAAGGCCAAGATCGGAGCCTATGACGTGGCGCAGGCGCAGGAGCGCGACCGGCTGCTCAAGGCATCAGCGGCGGCGCTCACGCAGGGTCAGACCTCGGTGGCCATGGATGCCTATGTGCAGGCCGAGCAGCACGTGGCTGCCGACACCGGGGCGTCATCGAAGATCGAATGGACGGGGGAGGTCTTGGACGCCGCTCTCATCCCGCGAGAGTATCTGATGCCCAACGTCGCCAAGCTCGAAGCGTTCACCAAGGCACTCGGTACCGATCCTGCCATTCCCGGCTGGCGCGCGTTCCAGGTCGCAGCGGTGCGCACGTCGCGCAGAGGGTCAGCATGAAACTCGACGAGGCCACCAAAGAACAAATCGACGCCCTGAGTTACGAAGACCTCCTTGTCTACTGGCGCTTCGCGCCGCCCGGAACGGCTTGGTGCCAGGGCAAGGCAGGTTATTATTTCTGCAAGGTGCTCGACAAGAAGCGACGCGCTCTGGGTGCGGTTGAAGCGCATCGAATCAGCAAGAAGGTGAGTGTGACCTGATGGAACATTGCCACATCGGCGAGGATGCGAAAGCCTGCACGGACAAGCTCATTGAAACTGCATATCAGCGCATACGCGCGCAAGAAATCAGAGAAGGCCCCTCACGTGAGAGAGAACTTTCGGCGCGCCAATGCCCTGCCAACATCCGGATGCTAATGCGCATGGTCATATCGATCCTCTGTACGATACTGGAGAGCGATGCTTTGCCTGACAGCGAGACCGCTAGCATCAGTAAGAAAGTGAGTGTGACCTAATGAACTATTCCGATGTTCTGCTCGAGCAGTTCCGCAAGTCGGTGCAGGAAAGAGACAGTTACGCGGCTTGGGCTTGGGCACTGGAGTTGCGCCGGTACACGACACCCGTCGAGTCAGCTCCTCCCTTTGCAGGGAACCACGAACGCCAATTGTACGAGGCGTTTGCGGCTTTCAACAGCGACAAGATGAAAGGCAAGGAACTCGAAGCACGCCTCAATGCTCTCTTTGAACAACCTCCTTCTCCTGCGAAGGCTGAACCTGAGAGATGGCACGTGGCGCCTATCGAAAGCGCGGACGTGCCAATCGTGGTGAGGGATGAAAACCGCTTCACGGTATGTGAGCTGACTACTCATAAGGAGTCAGCACACGCGCGCCGAGCTGACGCAGCGCTCATTGCTGCCGCGCCGGAGCTGCTCGAGCTTGTCCGTGACATCTATGTCTTCATCGTTGACGGCAAGGCCCCGACGTTGGCACAGCTCCAATCATGGGGTGACGATGCACGCCCCGTTGTCGAACAGCTCAAGCGTTTCACGTGAAACGGGAGGACGCCATGTCAGCAAACCTTCTTCTTGACGAAAACACCAAACAGTTCATCGACGGCATGGACTATTGTCAGCTCCTGCAGCGCTGGCGCTTCGCTCCTGTCGGCGACCCCCTTTTTCAGGGAGACGTCGGGGACTATTTTAAGCAGGTAATGAATACCAAGCGCGCGGACCTAGCCGACCACGAGCACGTTCGCATCAGCAAAGACGTTGGATGGTAGACCACACGGTCACTAGAGCCTGCCCGATCACGGACTTTTGACGTGCCGCGCTGGGCGCCCGAAGACGCTCGCAATCCCGAGGCGCGGGCCGCGCGGCTATGGCCTCTGGAGGTTTGGGGGAGGAAGCTACCACCCCAATATTGGCCATAGCCGAGACTAACTCGGCCGGGTAAGGTGCGCAACCATGCACCGCTTCAAACTCCTCTCGGCCGAGGTCTCGGCGACCCAGATAGACGACAACGGTATCGCCATCGTCGGTGGGCGCAAGCTCATCGGGAACACGGGATTCTGGGTCGTGGTGAACCGTGCCGGAGACATCACGACCTGGTCCGACGAGGAATTTCGAGAGACCTTCGAGCCTGCCGATGGTGAAGCCAAGGCATACTTGAAGGCCTGTCCCCGAAAGCGTAGGGTGCAGCATGAGCCTTAGCCTTGCACAAAGAACCATCACCGGAACCATCAACGCCGCAGCTTGGGAAATCATTGCCGGCACCCAGGGCGCGCGTATTTACGAGATCGGCGTGTCCCTGGTCACGGCCACGGCGTCGCTACTCGCCATCGGCCGCCCGGCCGCCATCGGCGTCACGCCTACCGCGCCCGTGCTTTTTGAAGACGCGAACGGTGCCAGCGGCATCGTAGCGGGAGCCGTGGCTTGGGGCACGCCTCCGACCGCCCCCGTGCGCTTCGTGCGCCGCGTGAGCCTGCCTGCGGCCGTCGACACTCACGTCTTCGAGTTCTGGTCCGGCGCCAAGCGAGGCCTGACCATTCCGGCAGGGGGGAGTTTGGTGGTCTGGAACCTAGCCGCCAACAGCATCCTCGATGTCTGGGCTGTGCTGGACCAGTAGCGAGCTCGTTCGGCGCGGCAGCCTGCGCGCGAACCGCGCCCACGGAAACAGCGGCCCAGGGTCGCGCTTCCGTCCGGCCGGCAACGCCACCTCCTCGTGCCCGACCAGATTGTGCACCGCGTCACGATGCCCCACCTCGGCCAGCCAGACCAAGAGCTTGGCCAAGGCCTCAAGCTGCGGCTCTGCGTAGGGCTCCCAGAAGCAGTGAATCCTTGGCCCCTCGGTCCATGCCAGCGTCGCCTCGACGGGCGGGAGGCCTTCGTAGGGCTTGAGAGCGTTGCCTTCCTCGAACCAGAACCCCGGCTCGCCTTCGGGATCGAGCACGAGCGGCCCAAGATTGTCTAGCTCAATTCCTAGCGTCAGCGAATTGCAGCCCCTTATAGATTGACCCGTGAGCTGCGGTAGCGCGCTGATGCCGGCATGCCAGGCCGTGTCCTCGAGCGACACGAGCTGCACAATAGCTCCCTCCCTGGACACCACGAAGTGAGCGCTCGCGCTTGAGCGCGGGTCGCACAGCCAAGCAATGTCTCCCCTTGTCCCCGGCCGGCTGGCGGTGAAGTGAATCACGGTCCCGGACCAGGGGCCAGGCTTTCTCGGCGATCGGTTGGGTGACAGAACGAGAGGGATGCTGGGGTTGAATGGTGGCGACATATGCCCTGATAGCACGAAGCCTGTCAAGACTGAACAGCAGGGTTACTCCATCGACGGTAGCGGTGCCCGCTTTCGCACCAAGACCCAAGAGCCGTCCGCGATTCGCTGCGCAAGCGGGAAGCCTACATCCTCGCACATATTGCAGGCTGTCTGGTAGTCGGCGGCTCGAAGGGTGTCAGGAAGCTCGGGGTCGAGCAGGTCCAGCTCCTCGCCCTCCAGCGCCCCATAGTCGTAGATCGGCACGGTCTCGCCACCCTGCTTCACACACTTGATTCGGTACTCGCCCAGATCCATCACGCCCTCCTGGCCGCATTGGCCAAAGCAGAGTCGCCGACTCCGGTTGCTGGAATGGCTGCGTAAGCAACAGCCAAGCCTGCAAGACGGACGTCACCTGCCGTGCCGGTCACGTCCGTTCCCGTATTCAGATTGACGACAGCTCCAGGGCCGGCGACCTCGATACCCACGTCCGCGTTCCCGGAGACGTTCTTAAAGCCTTGCCCTGCCGTGCATCCGGACACGTCGGCAACGCTCCCCGATTTCACCAGCACGCACTGCGCGGCGTTGTCCTTGAATTGCGCATATTGCACATCGGTCCGTGTGTGAGCACCGTTGCGAAGCACGACACAAGGAACGCTCGCCTTGCCGTTGCGAAACTCATTCTGCTTGCCGGAGGAAGCCGCGTCGTTGAAGTCCACGCGCATCGCGCCTTCCATGGTCAAGCTGCCGGCATTGGCACCGACGGCCTGGCCCACGGAATTGAACACGGTATTGCGGAAGGACACCAGAGCCCCAGGCGCTCGGCACACCACGGCATCTTCGCTGTTCTCGAAGTAGCAGCGCTGCACTGCCATGGCGCCAGTGATGCTGATAAGCAGGTCGGCGCCGCCGCTGGTCTGGCGGTTGATGAAAGAGCAGTCGTTGAAGGCCGCTCCTAGAGTGCTACTCAGAAAATCTGGTATCAGCACCCAACCGTTGCCGTTTGGCGTCCCTGCAGGCACGTTGTCGATGACCGAATCTTGATCCATGACGACGCGCGTGAGCTGTTGAGCACCTAGGATCATGCTCCAGACGTTCGAGGCTGCACCGAAGGGGTCGACCATCACATCTTGGAAGTTCATTGAGCCTAGCAATAATGCTGCGGCATTCGCACTGCCCAGGCTGGAAATCTGGAGAGTGAAAATCTTGAACGCCGTGGTGTCGTTGACGCTGTTGCGGAGCACCGTAGACGGTCTGCCGATGAACAGGATCGAAGATGGCACCGGGCTGATGGCGCCAAGCACGAACAGCCGGCTGTCCGTGTGGTCATGGATGAGCGCCGCTTGCCCTGTGTTGAGCACGGCGTAAGAGCCCTTGAGGTTGAACGTCGCCCAAGGCGTGCCGGCAACGTCGATGTAGGGATCGCCACTGGCGGCCTGGATAGCCGTCACCGCTTGCGCAGTCGGCACGGTGGGTCGGGGAGTGTAGAGGGACGGGGGGGCGCCGTTGAAGTTGATGCTCCCGTTCGGAAACACAAACTTCGTGTTGAGCAGCCAACAAGCGATGCCCGCTGGAAGCGTGGGATGAGGCCGATGGATTCCTGCCGCAAGATTGAACGTCACGGGATGATTCACGTCCCGAGGCAGGGCGTTGTAGACGAGCTGCAGGTGCTTGAAGGCGGGAGCGCCTGCTAGAGCCCGGGTCACGTCAAGCTGCGTGGCCAGCACGGTGCCTGCAGGAGGATCCACCGAAGTTCCCGCAACGTAATCAACGGGAATCGTCAACGCTTCGCCGGTCGTCAGGTAGCCTGCCAAAGGCTGCTCGTCCAGCTCCCTGGCGATCAACGCCACCTCGGAGGAAGGGACGTGTGCATACTTCTGCAGCGAACGAAGCAGAGCTTCCGAAGATGCCATGGTCGGGCTCCTCTTGCGTGAGGAGCCCGACTAGACCAGAGATGAAAGGGGAGCACAAGCTCCCCTTTCTCGTTAACGCTACAGTGCGCCGGCTTGCACCGCGCTCTCGTAGGAGCGAGGATTTAGAGAACTCAACGACTCTCCAGCGGCGTTGAAACTACGCGCGGAACGAAGGTAGAGCTTCAAATCATCACCCACGTAGCACTGCAACATCGCTACTCCGTAATTCTCCTCCCCCACAGCTTCAAACACAGCCGGACGATGGATCGTGATCTGTCCGTGAGACAGATGCAAGACTCCAGAAGGCAGCGCAATACCGAGGGTGTTGGCAGGGAAGACGATCTTGGTGTCGGGGGCGGTCAGTGGCAAGGTCGGAAAAGGAGACTGAAAGACCGAGAGGTTATTCACGAGGAGCTGACCTTCCACAGTATCGTTTATATGTCTACAGCCGGCGTACAGCGTCAAAACCGTGAACGGGGCACCGGAATTGAGCATCGTCGATCGATCGCCACCGTGCGTCAAGATGCTTGAAAACACGGGAGGGTTGGCATTCGTCCAAACTTGGAAGGCATCCGCCAGACCCACCGCTATTCGTGTGCTGCCGCCAGCGAGGATATCTTCGTTCATGGCTTCGAGACCGACACCATCCATCCCCGCGTAGTTGTGGATATCGGTGGGGAGCCGACCAGGGCGCCCGGTTGATCGTAACACCATCTTGCCGAACCACATGCCGACAGCACTGCCCAGTCCTGTGAGACGCTCTCCTGCGCCGACCACGGCGGCCACAAACAGGGGCTCAGGTACAGGAACCACAGGAAGAATGATTCCTGTGACCGAGATGATCACGCTCATGAGCTGCTGCTCACCGGCGGTATCCAGATCGGTGTCCTCGTATTTGACTTCGACACCGTAGACCTCGCGAGTCTTAGGGAGCGTCAGCGGATGAACCTTGACCTTGCTATCAAGCCCCGAGGTGGAAATTGCGCTCGTGAGGTTCTGCTGTGTGAGCGTGCCGACTTGGAGGGCAACATCAAACTGAATGACGATTTTCTTCTTTGCCACGTGACTTCTCCTACGCTGCGGAAGCAGCTAATGCTGGGGAATAGCGGGCTGTAAGGACACCGAGCGCAGCTCGGTGGACGACTGCGTTTGTCAGACTACCACAAAGGTCTGGGTGACAGGAACAAGCGTGAAGTTGCCGAATGGCAGCCTGTCGTCGTTGGCATCGAGCGCTGATTCGACCTTGAAAGTCACAACGATCTTGTTGGCATTGCCTCCCGAGAAGCCTGCCACAACGAAGCCCACGTGTGCGACCGTCTCCCCGATGGCATTGTTGCCGATGTCTCCCACACAATGCTGCGTGAGCGTGAGCACCGCTGCGGTCACGTCAGTCGTAAGTCGCATGCCCGAGGTCCGAATGGCTACAGCCAAGGCGTGCGCGACGTCATTGGCGGTGGCGCCTGTAACGACAGGAACGCGCACCCTGCCTGCTGTCACCGCGCCATCATCGTCGAACTCGAAGACGACCTCTTTCTGATGGCAGTCCTTGATCGTCACGGTTTCGCCGTCGAGCAGGTTTGCCGCAGCGACGCACGTGATGGTGCCGGTAGCTACAACACCGAGGTCATACGTGCCCGTTCCCGTACCCCACGTCAGAATCGACAGGCTGGAGCCGTCCTCCAACTCTACAGGGTCGCTAATGGTCGGGGCCGGCACACCGCCCGGCACGGTAGCCACAAGCGAAGCACGAAGGCGCTCTCCTCGAATCCAGCGATGCACCTCGCCCGTTAGGGGGTTGACCAGATGCACGCCTATGCGAGTGACATACTCTCCTACGCCGGCGGCGTTGAGCGTAACGCTACTGACAGACACGACGGAAGGAGCCACCGAGAGCACAACACGCCCCATGAGCGCGTCAGCCTTTTGGTTGTTCTCGACAACATCGGCTATGCGGGCGCGGTCGAGAATGCCGTGCTGATGGATTGTGTCCCTGGAAGAACGGTCAAGTTCTGCTCGCAACGCTTCGAGCTGCTGCGTCTGGTCGGCAATCTCCCGTCGGAGAGCTGCAAGACCTGCTTCCGCGAGCCCGTGATGCTTGGACGTGAGCTTCCCTGCTTCGTCGACCAAGCTGACCAAGGCCGAGGTCTGCTCTGTACGAGTAGCGCGCTCCTGCTTGGCCTCTGCGGCCATGACTCCCAGTCGTTGGAGCAAGGCGGTGTCGCCAGTTCCCATGGCCACTCTGAGCGCTTCCAGCTCTGCAGCACGCTCGGCAATCTCCCGTCGGAGAGCTGCAAGGCCTGCTTCCGAAAGACCTTCACGCTTGGCGCAGAGCTTCCCTGCTTCGTCGATCGAGGTTTGCAAGCTCGATGTCTGCTCTGTCCGAGTAGCGCGCTCCTGCTTCAGCTCTGCAGCCAGGACTCCGAGTCGTTGGAGCAAAGCCGTATCGCCAGCCTCAACAGCAGCTTGCAACGCTTCGAGCTGTTGCGTTCGATCCGCGATCTCACGGCGGACTTGACTGTCTTGCTGACGGTGTCGAAGAAGT